CTGCGCGGGTCTGCCGCCGGCATGACGTGCGCGTTCGGCGTGAACATCGCCTTGCCGATCTGAATTGACATCGGGTCGCCTTCTGGCCCGACGATATCCATGACCTCCTCGTCGGGAAGGAACACGCCCCAGATGCGCCAGATCTTGTCCAGCTCGTGCTTGAACGCCTCTTTGATACGGCGGGCGAGCACGGTGATCTGCATCATCATCTGCTCTTGCAGAATCTCGGTCTCTTTCGCCGTGCGGTTCGCGCCGCTGGTCTGCCCGCTCATCAGGTCCGACGACGCCACGAGCTTGTCGGCGGCCTCGATGAGCATCTGAGCGATACGCATCGTCGACGGGTCAGGCGGCGGGAACTCCGGGAAGTACATCCCGTCTCGGATGGCTCCCATCGGCGCGTCGACCTCGATCAGCTCGCCGGGCTGGACGTTTACCGTCCCGCGCTGACCCTTCATCTGCGCCGAGATGAATCCCGGCATCGCGTTACGCAGCGTGCCGCCGTCGATGTGCTGATTGATGATCGTGTTGACAGCCTTGTTGATTCCGGCGATGAAGTCACCGAAGCCGAGCCCGTAGAAGCCCTCAGATGGGAACGCCCGGTAGTGCGTGAAGAAGCACAACTCGCGCTTGCGCTGCGGCTTCGGCGCGACCGGCATGCCGCTTTCGTCTACCTGCATGCCAGGCGGCGGGGCTGGGGGTACCGGCGGCTGCTGCATCTCCGGCGGGAGCCGGCGACCGGTCGCAGCGGCTACCTGCTGCATCGTCTGAATGGCCTGCGCCTCCTTGACGAATGCCTCCAGCCGCGAAACGTGCGCCTCGTACGCCGCCGTCTCCTTCTGGAAACGGGCGAAGTCGTCCGGGTCGTCCTCTTCGCGGAGGACCATGCGAAGCAACTGCCGTGACTGCTCGTCTACCGTGATGATGACCGGGTGAGCCTTGCCATCGAACGCCGGGTTGACGTCGGGCCGGTTCGGCATGCGCCAGATTCGGTGCTGCTCTAGCACCATCCGCGGCTTGTCTTCCGTCGTCGTCTCGTTCGTCGGCTTCGTGGAGCCGTCGATCTTCTCAAGCTGCTTCTTCAGGACCGAGTCGTACTTGTCGCCGTCAGGTTCCTCCGGCTTCACCGCCAACACGGACGGCTGGTAGTAGATGCCCTGGTCGCCGTACGTCTCGATGTCGTAGAACGTGAGATGCTGGACCATCGTGTAGCGCGGCACGTCTCGCAGCGACGGGTCTTGCGAGCGCTGACCGTACGCAACCACGAAGTCCTCAATCGGGATCCAGTCGGAGCAGCTTCGGCCTTCGTGAGAATTCCAGTAGGTGCGTCGGAAGGCCGAGCCGTAGCAACATACCTGATGAAGCGTGTCGTCCATGCCCTGCGGCATCTCTGGCATCTTGTGGCGCAGGTAGCTGTTGGCGAACAGTTCCGTGACGGCCGCTCGCCCGACGTCCTGTAGATTCGTCGGCGACGAGTAGACGATCTTGCCGTTGGCCGGCCACACCATGTCATAGAGCCGCCCCTGCACCTGAAGCAGCGGGTAGACCAGGACCGGCATGTTCACGTTCGCGGCGTTGCGGAACGGGAACGCCTTCGCCTTCATCACCGATGCGTAGAGGCCCTGAAACTCGGCCAGCCGTCGCATGCGCGGCTCGCGAGAGTCAACGTCCGCGTCGAAGTCGCGAATCGTGATGTCGACGATCCGCTTGCGCTCCTCTTCAGTCAGCGAGCCGACGAGGTTCACGTCTTCGGACGGCGTGGCGGGGCCGGTCGGCGGTCGCGGTTCTTGCTGTGCTAGCGCGACCTCGGCTGTTCCTTCGGGAGGTGGCTCGGCGGTCATGTCCTGGAATGCATCCATCAGTCACCGTATCCCGTCTGTTGAAAGTCAGATTCGGTCTTGGCCGCCTCTCGCTTGCGCGCGAGTTCCAGCCATCGCTCCACGTCCGCGTCGCCCTGCACCTGCTTCTGGCGCTTGTCGTTTAGCGGCCAGTCCATCAGCACGAACCGGGCGGCGTCGAACGCGTGGTCATCGCCGTTAGTGTCGACGTCCTCGGGGTCGTGGGCGTCGGCCATCAGCTGCGGCATCGTGCTCGCCAGCTTCGGGCAGCGGTCGCCGAAGATGAAGACTTTCGGCTTTCCGTTCGCGCCGAGCAGCAGCCTCTCCATCCACTGCTCGATGCTGGCCTTGCGGTCCTTGTTGGCAGGATAGAGCCGCCAGCCCCACCACGCGATGCCAGATGCAGCGGTGGCAGCGACGTCGGCGGCACTCGGTGCGTTCATGGCCTGGCGGTCGATCAGCCCGTACATGTCACGCACGGTGTACTTGCGGTCCTTCGACCAGCGTTGCGCGTTCAGCTTTTCCATCATCTTCTCGCCGAACGTGCGGCCAGTGATGCCCGGCCGATACAACTCGTCGATGAAGTAGATGTTCCCGTCCGGGTCCTTGGCAGCCCACAGCGTGCAGGCCGGGGCGGAGCTGCCCCAGTCCAGTCCGAACTTGATTGGCCAGGTCGCTGGGATCGGAAACGACGGGATCACGTGGATATCGCGGCGCCAGACGTGCGCGAAGTACGCGCCAACCACGACGTCCCAGTCGCCTTCGAGATACATGCGGCGCAAGTGCTCGGGCAGCTTCATCAGCGCCGCTTCGTACGCGCCGTCCTCGGCCAGGTACTTGTTGTCGTAGAGCGTGGCCGGCACGAATGCCTTGGTCACGTCGCGGCTCTTCCCGTTCCGCAGCGTCACCGTCTCTTTGATGATCGTGTTGTGCGGCTTGCAACCCTGGATGAAATACGACTTGATCCACGCGGCGTGCGGGCCGCCTGGGTTCGCCGTCACGCGCACGAACAACAGCTTGCGCATGTCAGGGTCCTTCGAGCGAACCTGCATCGTTAGGAACAAGTACACGGCCTCTGCGATCTCCTCTGCCTGGTCTATCCCGAGGCCTGTCAACTCCTGGCCGTGGTAGCCGAGGTGGTCGTTCGGGCCGTCGAGGTGGGCATTCTCCACCCGGTAGCCTGACGAAAACTCCCAATAGTTTTTCTGCTGCGTCGGGCGAATCACCTTCGGGTCGATGGCCGGGTAAATCTCTTCCTGCCGCTGGAGAATGTCGGCGAGGTTCTTCAGGTTCTTGCGGAAGATGATGTAGCGACCGCGCTGCTTGCGGCCCGTCGCCATCCACTTCTCGTGGCACAGCTGAATCTGGTAGATGCACGCGATGACGAGAAAGTCCGTCTTTCCGCCGCCCTTCGCGCCGCCGTAGCAAAGCTCCAGCGCAGGACACGACAGCGCTACCGCCTGGCGTGGCTGCGCCTGCCAGATGACTTCGCGCCCGTCGAGCGAGCGAAGCTCACCTGACACGGTCGAATCCCTCCTTGCGCTTAAACAGCACGAGGTGGTTTTGCGTACGGTGCCGCCAGTCGGCTTCGACGATTGACAGCCGCCACGCCTGCGTACGCCCGTGACAGCGCGCCTCGAAGCACATAAGCTCAGGGTCTTGCGACGGGTAGAAGGTAAACTCTTCAACCGGCATGTCGCATGACGCGCAGAACGGGATCAAGAACGGCGGCGGCTCACCGTTCGCCATCAGCGCAATAGGCGTCGAGTCCTTCTCGATCAGCGCCACTACTCGATGCCCTCTTCCTTGATGATTTCGGCCGCAACGTCGATGGCCTGCGCGTGCCGCTGCTCCTCGTCGACCCGCCGCGCCTCTTCGTTCCAGTCAGCTTCGCTCTTGCGGCCCTGTAGCAACACGACGCCGAGGGCTCGCTGCGTGGCCATGCCCTCGCGTTTGTTGGCCATCATCTGCTGATAGACCTTCATGCCGAAGTGACTGCGAGTCGTGGCGTCAGCAAGCGGAACATCGGCATCAGGGTTGTACCCGTCTTCGCCAGCCTTCTTGAGCAGACCTTCGGCGTGCTGGAGTCCGCGAAGCGCGATGCGGTCGATGATGGCGAGCTGCTCATCGTGCTCGGCCTGCTTCGTCAGCTTGGTCAGCTGCTTCGTGATCTGCGCAAGCTGGGCCTTCTCTTCCCGCTTCTTGACCCTGCGCTCTTTCGCTGCGACGCGCTTTTCTGCGCGCTTTTTCATACTCTCGGTGAGCCCGGCGGTGAACGGCGCAGAGCTTGCCGCCTGTCTCGGCGGCGCATCCTTCTCGCGGGCAATAGCCTCTTTCGGCCCGAAGTATCTGGTGGCGCCGCTGTCGGCTGACATCAGCCACGACCCTCCACCACAGGCGTTACCGCCTCAGATCGCTCCTGCCGCTCGGCCGCCTCAAGAGCCAGCGTCGCCTGCTTCCTCCAGCGACCCTGATACGACGGGCCGAGCGTCTCCCAGTCCTCGATATCATTGCCGACGCGCGGCGCATTGAAGCGGTGAAGCGCGCGGGCGGCGGCTTCGATGCTCGCCTCGGTCATCCGCGCGGCCTCGGCTGCGACAGGCCAAGGACCATGCAGATCAGGATGGCCGCCGAGATCAGTGCGACCGGGTGAGCCTCAGCGAACGACACGAGGACAGATTGACAGATTGGCAATCCATGTCAAGGCCACCTGCGCCGATTTGGCGGAGTCTTGTGTCAGTTTGTCAATTTGACGCTGTCGGCCTCGGCTGCTTCCGCTTCCGCGGCTCTGTCTCGACGATTCCTGGTGGGCGTCCGAGCCTATGACCAGCTGCCTTGCGTGCCGCCAGCGCCGCCTTCGTCCGCAAGCCGATCATTCGCCGCTCGAACCTGGCCACCCCGTCAAGAATGTGGCGGATGAGCTCGGACGCTGGGTCGGTCTCGTTGTTCCCGTCGGCGCAGACCACGGACGCGCCAAGCTTCTCAAGCGACCGCTCGGTCAGCATGGCCACGAGAGGGTCGCGGCTGAACCGGTCTCGCTTGGCCACGATGAGGTATCTGGCGCCGAGACGAGCCACGTCATCGGAGGCAGCCTGGAGCCCGTACCGATCCTCGAACGGCGCCCCGCCTGACACGATCTCGGTGTGCCAGGCGATTACCTCGATGCCATGAGTAGCTGCGTAGGCGGAAATGGCGGCACGCTGGGCGTCGAGGCCGAGTTGCTGCTTCTCGGTCGAGACGCGCAGGAGAGCTACGGCCGCGGTCATCACAGCCCAGCCGCCTCAAGCATGGCATAGGCCTTGTCAACCTCACCGCCGTCCGCGAAGTAATGCCCGGTATGGCTCCTGTCGCCGCCCTCGCCGTGCTGGTAGCTGGCGACGTGCCCCATCTCGTGAGCCAGCGCCGAAACGCTCACCAGCCCGCCGTATTGACCCGGCCAGTAGTCCGACAGGACGATTTGTCTGTCGTGCAGCGTGATGCCCTGGAGGCACCATCCGTATTGCTTCAGCTCGAACGCATGGCCATCGCCACAGTCGAGGGCAGCACCGCCGTACCAGTAGACCTCTGGCGCCGACGCGAGCCCGTAAAAGCCGGAGAGGACCGCGACGGCCTGCTCCGTGTTAGCCGGCCCATCTACGACCTTGGATGGGTCAACTTCGACGTCGTAATCGGCAGTGTCAGCGCCGCACGAAGCTACCGCCAGCGCAAGGGCGACAAAACCCACCCACGGACGAAGCACGCTCGACATAGATACGGGTATATCTGAGATCCGCGGAGGCGTCAAGTACACTCTTCGTCGTTTCGCTCGCGGATGGCCATGCGGGCGATGCGGAGCTCGTCGTCATCGAAGCCCGGAGCCTGGCGACCGGCCGCCGACAGCTGCCGCTTCCGCTCACGGTAACGCCGCTGTCGTTCCGCGGCGCCGTGGTCCTTCTCGCGGTAGTGCATGAAGTTCAGGACCAGGAACCCGCCGTTGACCCTGACGATCCGCCGCCCCTCGAACTCCTGAGACCGCGAGCATTCCTCGGGCTCGCCCATCCTGGCCAGCGCCTCGAGGCCGCGGACTTGGTCCACGCCGGCCTGCCGCACTATGCCGACGCTTGCAGCCTCTGCTAGTCCGTACCAGCCAGGTGGTACCTTCCACCCGGTCGGCTTGAGCGAGTCCACGGCGAGCTGCGGGAGTTCCTCGCGCACCTCGTACGGGGTCGCCATGAGCAGCGCAGTCAGGAATACGTTACGCGTCTCCAGGTCAACCCAGACTGACGAATTCAGGATCCCCGTGTCCAGCTTCACGAATGCCACAGTGACAATTTGTCACGGCCGTGACGCGTTGTCAACGTAGCGTAACGGCGTGAAGTGACCTATGCAGAAGCAGAAGCATACTCAGATGGTCCAGCTGTCTCGCATGCGTTGCGTCTAACCGCGAAAGTACGCCACTTCGTCAAGTACACGGCATTTGGGTGAATTTTCGAATGGGGAGGGGGAATCACTCCAGGTAGACCGTCACCTCGAGGCCGTCCTCCTCGGCAGTGACGTCGAAGTCGGTCATCTCGGGGACGAGCTCGCGTAGCGTCGACGCGACAACTCTGGAAGTGCTGAACGTGATCTGTCTGGGCGCCTCCTCTCGAAACACGCAGCCAGCCCAGCCCATCGCGGCCTCGATTCGTTTGCGCAGCGTCATGTCAAGTACACTCCTGTTGGGCTGATTTTGAAAGACATGGGGGTATAGGGGATTTTTCTCCCTCGGCCTTTGGGGGAGGGGGCGGGGGGTCATCGGACGACAACCACCGCCAGCCGCTGTGTAGCGAACTGCCACAGCCCTGTAGCGTTACGCCACACTGAACAGTGGCCTTGACTAGAAACGCTCGTATCTATCGCTGCTTGTCGCGCTCAGCAGCCACCAACCGCGCAAGTATCGCAGCCTGCCAACTACGCGCAGTTACACCGCTCTTGCGCGCGATGGCTAGCAGCTCCTCGGCATTCTGGATCTTCGCCGTAGCACGGCGCTGGGCACGGGCCAGGCGCTTGGTAGCACGGGCAGCGATGCGGCACGGGGGCAGGTTGAGCAACGCGCGGACCCGTTCCTCATACCCGTCATCCATGACACTCCTGTCATAGCACTACGCAAACATTTCATAGTCGGTCAGTTGATAGGACGAGTCGCGTCAATTCAGCGTTCACGGCGCTCGTCTTCGGTCAGCTTCGTCGTCATCGGTTCTCCCTAGTCAACGGCCACCACCTGTGATTGCCACATCCCGACTGGCCGCGCGCAGGATCCACCGTAGCGCCAGTAGTCTGACGTGGCATCCTCGACCAGCCTTAGCCCGTTCAGCCGCCTGAATGCGCGGTCCTCAAGTTGGTGCCTGAAGCTTTCCAGCGTCCTGAACTCCCACTTATCGACGACTAACTGGCCGTCCTCCATGCCGCCTGTACGCAAGGCGTCCGTCGAAGCAGAGATTGGCTTGACCACGGTAAGCGCAACGCCATCGAAGCACGTCGCCACCTGCACTTGGTACACGGATGTCATCGGTCCTCCCTCGCTCTCGTAGTCCCTCGCGTCATCGCCGTCTCTCCAAGTAGCGGGCGCTGGAACGCGGGCACGAGCGAGAAGTCAGCCGCCATGGAGTCGAACACCTCGCGCGGGACAGACACCACCTCGGTCTGTCCGTGACAGCTGACCTCATAGTCGGTCTGCATGGTCGACCCGTTCCAGAACGACGAGACCTTGTCGACGCGCTTGCTGCATACCGCGCAGCACAGCTTGGCACGCAACAGGTCGGCGAGCTCAAGTGGGCTAGTTACGTCACTGCTCACGAATCACCTCGCGTCATGTGCGGCCGATCGGAGGCTCGTCGCTGGCGGGCGCCGTGGTCGGCCTTGGTAGGAGCTCGATGTTGAAGTCGTCGAGCAAGTCTGCCAAGCGAACGGACGCCGAGATGACTGCCGTTGAGTAGCTGTCGATGATTGTCACGGTGATATCGACGACGTCACCTGAGCGCGAGATATGAATCGCTGACTTGTCCTTGCTCAGTCTCACGGCCGCCCCGCAATCTCCCAACACACGCTGCGGCACTTCCCGAGATGGCCTGGGCGCAGGTTGCAGGTGGCGACGACCGTGCCGTCTGGCAGCTTGAGCGGCGCTCCGCACGTTGGATCAGGTGTCGTCATGCTCTCTCCTTCGTTGCCTGTACCATCGCCAAGAACGCGCGCCTGTTGCGCCGCCTACCGATGACCAGCTCCAGCCTATCTTTGCAGTCCTGGCACGTCACGTTACCGATGGCCCGCGCGAACGGCAGCATGGCGCCGCGGACGCCGCACATCGCGACGTCGATATCGGGGCCGTTGCGATAGTGGCGCGGGCCTGGCAGCTTGGTCACGGCTTCACCCAACTACTGCCGTTGCTTCCCCGGTAGATGACGACGGGATACCCACACTCGTCCTTGCCGCCGTCCTTCGCAAGGTCGAGCTTCATGAGCGCCTTGTCGATGTGCATGTCATCGGCCGAGAAATCGTACCGGAACGACAGCTTCCAAAGCTTCTTCGCCCATTTGATGTGCTGATCCGTTGGGTCGCTGGCCAGCAACTCGAACACCTCGCCAAAAATTACCGGACTGTCGTGGTCACTCACCGGAACCTCCTGTCGCGTTGCCATCTGCCGTCGGCGCCGCGCACCCACGGGCCGAACTCGCGTGCCAGTGCCAACTTCTCGCTACTCAAGGCCATGGCCAGTCGCGCCAGTGCGTGCCAGTGCGTGCCGCGCCGGCCATATCACGGAAGCGAACGGATCCACCGCCTGCCGCGGGTCCGACTCAGCCGGGTAGACGCGACGCTTCTTAATCGACTTAGCCACGGTTGATTCCTGTTGCACGCGAATCAATTCGCGAGTAGATTGGTTTCATGACGACGACGACAGACAAGTTCGGGAATCACCGCTGCGCCGAGTGCAACCGGTTCGTCTCTGCCTCTGAGTACGAGGCCGGAAAGTCGATTCGGCACGCGAACTACTGCGATAGCAAGGCTCAGCCTGCCCGCGCCTCCGTGCCCGGCCGCACCACTGACCCGCGCCTCGTCTCGCGCGCCGCTCACCAGGGCGCAGTTTCGGCCGTCCTGTCCGACGACGAGATCGTCAAGGCGGTTCGGCGCGGCGATATTTCCGTCAACGATGCAATGAATCGTGACTTCTAAACAACAAGGAGACGACCCATGACGACCCTCAGCGCCAGCTACCAGGACAGCGAAGGCAACCATGTGACCATCTCGGGCGAGTCGGTCCAGGAGATCGCGGAGCAACTCGGCGAAGACGAGCGCGTCAACCTGACCGTGCGCGACGATGCCGGCTTCGTTCGCGGGTGGGTCCACGGGCGTAACGACTGGCGCGCGCAGTAATGCCAGCGGCCAAACGAAGGCCGGGGCGTGGAGGCGCCCGCCCTGGCGCTGGCCGCCCCGTCTCGACGGGCAGCGGCTCCAATCGAGTGGTGTTCCGGGTGTCGGCTGAGCAGCGCGCGGAATTGGAGGCCGAGGCAGCGCGCCTCGGGCTGCCATCGGCCGACCTTGCAGCCAAGCGCCGCGTGTTCCCGTCGTGATAGCCGGGTAGACCCGCGCCGTCTTCGCGCGCTTGGCCTTCACGGCTTCCATCTCGGCGTTCTGACTCCAAGCCACCATCCAATTGCCATCCCGATCAGCTTGCCGACCGCGCTTGCACCAGCAGCGATTCCGAGGCCGATCATGAGCCCGTCCCAATGCCACTTCATTACTCGACCATCTCCCGTCTCCGCGTCACCGTCGTCTCGTCGGCCGCGGTGTCGTCGTCGATGAGCGCGTAGAGGCGGCGCTCGCGGATGCACGCGCACGGGCATTGCGGTAAATGGTCGCTACATGATCCTATGGCCCTTGGACCTGTGGCGCGCTTGCATACGCCGCATCTAAGACCGACAGAATATTCCATTTCGGCTATTACGAATCTGTCCCGACTGCCGCATCTCGCGCACCTCCGCAGCTCCACCGTCATCCCCGCGCGCAACTGCGCCTCGTCCGTCACCAGCTTCCACGGGTCGCGCGTCATGACTGGCCCTCCTCGGTCGGCTTCGCTTTGAAATACTTTGAGTCATCCGTGCGCGGCCACGAAAACCGGCAGCCGCATCCGTGCTCCCCGTAGCAGTGACCGACCCACGTCTCCTTCGGGCCGGTGCAACCTGACGTTCCCCACTCCGTGAACGCGTCGCACTTCGGACAGAAGAAGCAACCATCGTCGCCATTCGCGGGCTTCGGTTCGAAGCTCAGTACACGCAGCGGACGACGACAGTTCCAGCATTCGTGTGCCTCGTCGACGTTGCCATATTTGCAGGCTGCGCACGTCCACCAACCGGCCGACTTGTGCCACAACTTGCTGGTCCATCCGGTGCTCGCCGACTCCGCCTCCCCCGCAAGTCCGTCGAGCGCCAGGCGTTCGAGGTAGCGAAGGGTGGCTTCCCAGCTCAGCGAGAAATGCAAATCGCCCTCATGGAGCCGCGCCGCCCGTACGTCAGCGAGCAACCGGCGAAGTGCGTCCGAGGCGGTCATGGCGCTGCCTTCGTCCACCTAGTGACGTCATCGGCAATGGCCGTCAGTGCTGCGGCTTCTCGCGTCCCAGAAACAGAGACCATGATGCGACAGTGATTCGCGACCATCTCGTACGCCTCTTCCCGCGCGCGCCGGGCGACCAGTTCGAGGTCGTGGTCGCAGCCCATGCCACCGAAGCACTTCATGCAGCCATCATCGCCAAGCAACTCCAGCGCCGTCTTGAGCTTCACTTCGTCCTCGCTTTCTTCGGCGCGCGAGTTGCGGCGTCGATGGCTCGCAGGGCGTTTGTCTCGATCATTCCGAGCTGGTGATAGATGTCGACAAGGTGCGGCGCGATCAGCCGGCGAATCCGACGCCGCTCGCGTGCTTCGCCTTCAATGACTCCGACGGCACGGGCAGTTCGCTCATCCCAGACGCTCACAGTCCCGCCTCCCGCAGCGCTTTGCACAGCAGTTCGCACGACTTGTCGCTGCACTCGCACGGGATGCCGACCATCGCGTCCTCCAGCTTCACCGCCGCGTCCGCGACCTTGCGCAACGCCAGCAGTTCGGCGCGAACGCGAGTCACGATTTCCGTCGGCCATGACGTCTCATCATCGGCTGACAACGCGAATCGCAGAGCCTCCAGGTCCTCGTCCGTCACGCGCGTCATCGCTCAAGCTCCTCGAAGTCGGGCATGTTGTCGTAGTCGGCACCGTCGAGCGCGAGGCTTTCGGCGATTTCACGCCAGTTGCGATTGCAGTATGGGCAGTCGGCCGGATGGCCATCGAACACCCATTTCATTGAGTCGAAGCGACCGATGTGTCCGAAGCCGTCTGGGTGCGTGCGGCGTTCCATGAACAGCCGCCGCTCGTCGTCGGTCGGTGGAATCCACTCCACAAACGCCTCGCTCCATTGGTTGCCGCACATCACATGAATTCCAAGTTCCCCGAAGATGCACCTGACGCCTTTCCCGACGGCGCTTATCTTGAATCTACCATTTGGATAAGGTGCATACACCAACCGAACCTGCATGCCGACGCGCGGCGGGATGTCCTTGCTCGATTTCATTTCCGCACACTCCTCGTCGAATTCCATTGGCCTGCCCATGAACGCCTCAGCACGTGCCTGGCGTTCGTGCCTAACGTTCGGATCTGCCCACAGCGCGCGTTGGTTCACGGATACCTCTCTGTCCCGACGGCGTCGAAGTCAGCGCCGTGGTCGTCGAAGAAGGCCATCAGGTCGCCGCGCCACCTGACTTGCTTGACGATGCCGGTCTCGCCGTTCCGGTGCTTGGCGATGATGATTTGCGTATCCGCGTCCTGAATCCACGGGAACAACACGATGTCCGCGTCCTGCTCGATAGCACCCGAGTCGCGCAGGTCGGACAGTACCGGCATGCGAGGAACACCGCCGGTGACATTCTGGCGGTTCAACTGCGCCACAAGAATCAACGGGCACTTCAAGTCGCCGGCCAGCACCTTGAAAGCGCGCGACATGGCGGCCACCTCAAGCTGCCGGTTCTCGGCGCGGCCGTCTGACCGCACGAGGCCGAGGTAGTCGACCACCAGCAGAGCCAGGCCGCCACGCGCGTATCGCGACCGCCACCGGCGCGCCTCGGCGGCGATGCGCCCGACGGACAGCTTACGGTCGTCGACCCACAGCGGGATGCCGCGAATCTGTCGGTCGGCCTTGTGGATCTTGTCCCACTTCGCCAGGTCAACGTCGCCGCTGGTGATGCCAGGCACCTCGCCAACGAAGGTCAGCGCCCGCTCGATGAGCTCCTGGCGCGACATCTCGAGCGAGAAGCACAGCGCAGGCACCCCAGCCATCGCGGCGCGGATGGCCGTGACCCACGCCAGCGACGACTTCCCGCCGCCCGGGTTCGCCGCCACGACGATTTGCTGGCCAGGTCGGAGCCCGCCGAGCATGCCATCGAGCGACGTCAGGCCTGTCGGTACCGAGCCGGTGCGCGTGTTCTTGGCCCTGGCCTCGATGGCGTCCTTCGCCTCGTCGAGCGCGTCGCCGACACGCACCGGGCCATCGTCGGCTGGCACCTCGAGGGCGTCGATGCTCGCCCGCGTCTCTGCCAGCAGCTCGCCTAGCTCGGCCGACCCAGCCGCCCGCATCGCCGTTTCGGTCGCCAGCGCAATCAGCCGCCGACGGACCGCCCGTTCGCGGACCAACTCGGTGTAGTGCCGCGCGCTCTCGGCCGTCGGGACCGCCCCGGACAGCTCGAGCATGTACCCTTCGCCGCCCTCGAGCCGCTGGATGTGACCGCGCACCCGGAGTTCGTCCATGACCGTCAGCACGTCGAGCGTTCCGCGCCGGTCGCACTCGCGCATGGCGTCCCAGATTTCGCGGTGGGCCGGGATGAAAAAGTCGTCGGTCGCCAGCATGCCGGCGAGCTCGGCGAACACGGTCGGCTTGATCAGGACCGAGCCGAGGACCGCCTTTTCGGCGTCGATGCTGTGCGGCGGGTTGGGTGCGTTGCTCATGGGTTAGCTCTCTTCGGCGGAACCAGGATCGGGTACTGGGGACTCGGATTGCCGCCTCGCGGCCCCGTGGCTCCGTTCGCTTTCTTCGCTCCTCTGTCCTGCGTCCGCGAGAACCAGCTCACGAGAAACCGTTCCATCCCGCGGTAGGTCTTCCGCTGCGTCGGGTTGGCATTGAGCCACACGATCGCCTTCCGGATTTCGCCGAGGACGTTGACCCCCGGGAATGCGTCAGACCAGGCATCTACGGCCGATTGCACGACCGCGAATCGCTGCGGTCCCGTCCCGATGCAGGGAATTTCCAAGAGAGCAGGTTCGGTCGGCTCGTGAGCGCGAAGCGGCTCCGAGCTCTCTGTGTCCCGATCCGGATCTACATCCGGACTCGGATCCAGATCCAGATCCGGATCCGGGGTGCTGAGCACTGCCTTTACCGGGCCAGGCATCGCCAAGGCTTGCCTAGGCAGTGCTTGGCCTGGTGCTGGCGGTATTTCAGAAGGAGTTTCGCGAACATGCGGCGTCTGGTAACGGGCGAAGTTACGGATCTGGATGTACCGTCGCCCCTCGACCTCGTACCTGATGATATGTCGCTTTGACTGGAGCTCGTCGAGGATCGCGTTCATGTCGACGTTGTCTACGGGCAGGATCGCGAGCTTGAGCGTGAACGGAGCGTCCTTAAGCCTGCCTTCGCGGTCGGCGTGGCAAGGCAAGTACGCCCACGTGAGGCGCGCCTGCCACGACATCGACGCGACGTCCTCGTCGATTGGGGCACCGGGATGGATGGACCGGATCCGCGCCACCTACGCAACCTCCAGCGTCACTGGCGCCTCGAGCTGGTCCCCGATGGTCGTCCACCCGTCACGCGGCTTGCGGGCGAATAGCTCGAGCCGAGGCCCAGGGCAGAACCCTTCGATTAGATGGAAGAACGCTTCGGGCTTCTCGCTGTGGCGACTGGCGCGCGCCGAGAAGGTCGACCGCTGCGATCGCGTGTATAGATTCGGGCGACCGCGCACAGCAAGAATCGCCGTCTCATGCGATGCGCGGACGTGCCTGCCCATTCCAAACCACGGCAGACCCGTAGCCGTGAGCTTCTGCCATACGATCTCCGACTTCGGGATGAACCCCCACGCGCGGACCACGCGATACGCCTCCTCAACCTGGGACGACACGCGCCACAGAAACAGGTAGGCGTCGTCGGCGACGGGCGGCAGCTTCAGGCGGCAAATGTCGTCAATCGACATCACCTTGTAGTTCTTCTCGGCGCCGCGGGACGCGCCAGGCAGCTTGTCGCCGAACGACCAAGGCGGGTCGGCAACGATGCACGCGAACGGTTCGGTGCTCATCGCTTCCCCGTGTGGCCGAAACCTCGCTCACCCCGAGCCGTCTCGCTGAGCTGCTCGACGCGGACTAACTCGACGCGTTCGACCGGCGCGATTACGAGCTGGGCGATGCGGTCGCCGCGTGGGATGAAGACGCGCGAACCGTTCATGTGGGTAAGGTTTGTGATAACCGCCGAGATCTCTCCGCGGTAATCGGAGTCAATCGTGCCGAGGTGGCACATGATTCCCTGAGTCGACAGAGACGACCTTGGTCGCAACTGCCCCTCGAATCCAGGCGGGATCTCGACGGCGATCCCAGTTCGGACGCGGACGGTTTCCATCGCCGCTAACTCGACGTCGACAGCCGCGCACAGGTCGATTCCGGACGCGCCGGCCGTCTTGTACTCGGGCGGCGGCACGTCGGCGAGCAGCTTGTAGCGGAGGGTGGTCATGGTTGCACCGCCGTTCTGGCAATGGAAAGGAGCAGGTCGCGGAAGGCGGTCGGCGTGGCGATGTTCTGCGCCTTCGATAGCCGCTTCCGCGGTGCCTGGCCGCGAGCTCGAGCCGCATCTCTCTCGGCCTTGCTGTGGAATCCTTCGTCAAGCCTGGCGCCAGCCGACGGCCCCCAGTGCAGTTCAGGCAATGACGTCGCGCCGTTCGCGTACAGCCAAGTCGCTTTTCTGGCCTGGTGCCCGTAGTGACCTTGCTCGACGCAGCAAGTGAATCCGCCATCGAGATCAGCCGATACCCACCCGCCAGCTCGAGGCGGGACGTTGAGTGCGAACGCCCGCCAGGCGTGACTCGCCTCAGGGTGCTCGAGCACGCCGCCGAACTTGCGAACGGCTGCAAGCGCGGACGCGAAGCAACCGCCGTCATCGCCCTTGACACGCCTGACTCGAGCCGACGGGCCGCCGCTCCAGTAGCGCCCCCACCGCTCACACGGCGGATGTGCCACGACTGTCCACGGCCCCCTATACTTCCTGGCGTCGCGTTCCTCGTCCCACGGGTCCACGCCATCGAGGCCGAAGTAGCAGCCACCTTTTGCAACGAACAACGCTGCGACCATTACGGCCAACCCTTCGCAACAAGCACTGCCAGCATGCCGAGCATCACGGCCAGTAGATTCAGCCAGCGGACGGGCGGGAGTGGGAGGCTGGTCATCGCGCCAACCTCAGGACGCGATCGAGAGCGTCATCCATCTCCTTCATTCCCTTTCTGACGTCCGCGTCACGGAATGTCGTTCGCAACCACCGAGTTGCCAAGCCGAAGAACTTTCGGCCTATTGGCCTCCTCGCGTCCCACGACGGGTGGTAGCAAGGGCCGACGTCGTACACGGTCCATTCCTGCCCATACTTGTCGACGAACTGGGTGCCAATTACGACCGTCGAAGTTGTCTTCATGCCGCCCTCACCTTCCCAGCCACCAGCAGCTTCCCGACCCGCGCCGACAGCAGCTCATCGGTCGCAAGCCGCCGCTCGAACGCCGCCGCCTGCTGGATGATGGTCGACCTGTCGCGGTTCAATGCGATCCCGATCGTCTTCGGGTGGTAGCCGCGCTTCAGCAGGACGTGCGCGACGAGCATGCGCAGGCCGGCGTAGAAGTCGGTGCGGCTGCGCCCCGTCCGCAGCTCGCGCATGGCGAACTGTACGTCTCCGGACACTTGGGAACGGACGATGGCCTCGATGAGGGCGGGCAACTCGGCCGGGACGACCGCCGGGTCGCGCATGCCGGCCTTCATCGTGGCCACCGCCGCGCCGAAAGCGTCGCCCTTGACCTGACCTTCGGCCACAAGGCGATCGTACGTTTCGGCGGCGATGGTGAGTGCGACCTGGCGCCGCTTACGGGCTGCTGCGCCGCTCATGGGACCACCGCCTTCATTTCTGTCAGGATGCGAGTAGCTATCCGCGCTGACAGGATCAGCGTCTCGTCGCCGTATTTCTTCCGGTAGGCGGCGGCGGCGTCGTCGGCGTAGGCGGCGGCGGCGGCGGCGGCGTCGGCGGCGGCGGCGGCGGCGTCGGCGAAGGCGGCGTCGGCGTAGGCGGCGGCGGCGGCGGCGGCGTCGGCGTAGGCGGCGGCGGCGGCGTCGGCGGCGTCGGCGTAGGCGGCGTAGGCGGCGGCGGCGGCGGATCGCGCTCCTCTCGCTGCTGCTTCCGCGGTCCCCTCGGCCTCGCATCTCTTCGCCGGTTCCTCCAGCCCCGCGCGCCGCAGGAACACCGGAACGACCTCGCGGATGGTCGCCTGCGTGAGATTCGACAGAAACACCTTTCGATCGAGATGCGCCGTCCCGAGCAGCGCCAGTCCCAGGTCGCGCAGGCCGTCCGCCCTGGCCATCTCGCTCGACCATGCTGCGTCGTTCAGCCGAATCGCGAATCGCGCCGCGGCCGGTAGCACGCACGGCGACTCAGCTGCGTCGGTGAGCGTCCCGCCGCAGGCTAGGTTCAGGCACGCCATGATGCACGCGTGTTCCGTGTCGCCGAGACCCGACGGGAGGCCGCGGGCAAGGAGCCTGTCGTAAACGGCCCGGTCGAAAGTAGGCGCGCTCACGGCGCCCTCCGAGACACAACCTCACGCGCGATATTCCTGGTGGAAGTATTCATCCCCAACCTCCGTAAAATGCGCCACTACTCGGGCGCGCAGCCGCTGAGTCCGCCCCCGCCTGCGACCCGCATAAGCGCGACCAGATGCAGAGAGGCGGTGGACGGGGACGGGCTCAGAGGCTTCATCTGGTCGCACCTTTCATAAGCCACGATTTCGAAACTTCGTCAAGTGGAAATGGCACGAAATCGAAGCACACGATCCCTCACGGTTACCTACACGACAGGAAAGTCGCGAAGATCGGCCGTCTGACGCTGTCAGCCTCGTTGGATGGCTTCGGCTACGACAGGGTTCGCGACGGTAACGGACGAGCGGTGCGGCCCCTTGCGCGTCGCCTGCTCGAGGAGCTCGTGCGCGGCCTCGATGTCCTTCGAGTTGACGCGGATGTACCCGGCGGTCGTCGTGAGCGACGCATGGCCGGCGATCTTCTGGATGGCGCCAATTGGAGCCCCGAGCCGGTGCAGGCGGCTGATGGCCGTCCCGCGCAAATCATGCAGGCGGACCGACTTGTCCCCGGCCGCTGGCTGAAGCTTCGCCTCGTCGGCCGCCCGCCGCCAGCGTGACGTGATCGTCGCCTGGTGCCACGGGCGCTTCGTCTCCGGGTTGCAGAAGACCCACGGCGAGCCGGGCACCCTCGGCACGGCCTGGAGCGCCTCAATGGCCCTGGACGTGAGCCGGCCGGCGCGAGCTCGCTTGGTCTTCGTCCTAGTCGCCGGGATGGTCACGGTCCCCGAAGCCATGTCCAGGTCCGTCCATTCGAGCAGGCGGATCTCGTCCCGCCGCATGGCCGTGTCGACGGCCACGATGATGAACGCCTGCATCGCCGGGTCGAACCGCTCGAGCACGGCCGCCTCCCCGTCGGCGCTGACCTCGGTTTCCCGCTTCGGCGCGCCTCGCTCGCGCTTCACGTCCTTCCACGGGTTCGCCGCCATCCGTCCCGTCCGCACCGCCCAGCCGAAGAACGTCGACATGCGCTTCAGGTGCAGGTTCCGGCTGGTCGAGCAGAACCGCGCGCGAATAGCCGGATCATCCCTGTAGTCCTCCCAATGCTGGACCGTGATGGACGACGCCGCGAACTCCCCGATGCGCGCCAAGATCGGCTTCGTCATCGAGATCATCGACCGCACCCAGTGCTCAGCTTCCTTCGCTGGGAGCGTCGCCAGGTAGCGCGTCCAGAGCTCGCCGACGGTCACGCGCTCGAGCGCCGCGCCCTCTTCGTCCGTGTCCAGTAGGGCACGTAGGGTCGCGATCGTCTGCACGATCTGGCGGCGGGCGTCTGGCGTCACGGTCTCGTGTCAGTGCATTCCGTGCATTAGACAACAATGTCGTTGGAAGATTGCGTCATCATTACGTCAAGCAGAACCACCGCGTAGGCACTATGTGTGCCGCGCGTTTGTTGTGACTAACCCGTGACTTTCGGGCAGTTCGGCCGGAAGCGTCCTGCTAATCAGGACGTGGTAGTTTCATCACCGCTTCGGGTTACGGTTTCGGCGCGGTCGCTTCGTCTTGCGGCCTCCGAATACGCGGTCTGCCAGTGCCAGGATGTCCAACTCGGCTTGCGTCAGGCGCTTCTCGTGGCCGGCGACCGCTGCCTTCACGTCTGCGATCGTCTTGAAGTGACCCTCGCCAGTGCCGTCAGGTGGCGCCATGGCTAGAACGGGATCTCGTCGTCAGAGACGGGCGCGTCTGCCTGTTGACCTGGAGACTCGTCAGCCTTCCCAGACGCCGCGCCTTCACCGCGAGCGCCGCCCAAGAATACGACCTTCTCGGCGATGACATCCGTGGCGTAGTGCTTGTGCCCGTCCTTGTCGTAGCTGCGCGTTTGCAAGCGCCCTTCGACGTAGACCGACCGCCCCTTGGCGAGGTACTTCGAGCAGTTCTCGCCCATGTCTCCCCAGACCGTGACCCGGTGCCACTCGGTCTTTTCCTGCCTCGTGCCGAGGCTCTTGTCCTTCCATGACTCCGACGTGGCGACGCGCAGGTTGCAGACGGCCTTGTTGCTCGGCGTGTAACGCAACTCAGGGTCGGCGCCAAGGGCGCCGACTAGGATCACTTTGTTGACGCTCCCCATGGGCTATTCCTTTCGAACCGGATCAGGTTGGTGCATCAGCGCATTCAAGAAGTCGGTTGCCTGCCCTGGCTGTAACGCGCCGATGGCGCTGCACTTGTAGGTGGACTGTAGGTACATGACCGTGCGTTCCTTCGGCCACCGCAGCCTCTTGAGCTCGACGCCTATCTCGGCGACCTGCTCGGGCGAGGCGAAGGTGATGAGACCAGCAGGCGGCTCGCTCGTGACTTCTGCGATCAGCTCTTGCATGTGCGGGTCGTCGACGGCGCGCTGCTTTCTCTCGAGCTTCTCGATCCAGTGCCCAGCCTGCTCTTTGGTCAGGTTCGCAGACGAGTCGGTGCCGTATGCCTTCTGCAACTCCTCTTTCCACCGCTTGTCGTCCCAGCGGCCTTCCTTCTTCAGGACGTGGATCATCGCAAGCTGCTGCTTGGTCACCTTAGGCTTCTTGGTCACCTCGCCAGTCTTGGCGTCGATCACTTCGACCATGCCGGCGTCGACGGATGCCTCTAGGTCGGCTTCGAGGGTCGCGTCAGTGGCAGGCGCCAACGCCAGCGGCTCTTTCGGCGGCGCGATACGGTCCTGACGCTGGCCCTTCGTCGAAGGCGCAACCGATTCCACCTCAGTCTCATCGAGCATGCCGAGGCCGCAGATAGACAGCGTCACTCGGCGCTTGGCCTTCGTCTCGGCCTTCATGGTGGCGTTGCTGCGCGCCTCACCCTTGAGGCCTTCGATGGGCACGGCGCCGATCGACTCGTCGGTGCGACCGGTTCGCGTCTCGGCCCTCGCCGTTACGATGTAGCAGCCTTCCACGACCTCACGCGAGACGATGGACAGCGAGATGCCGTGAATCTGCCGCAGCTGCTCGGTGCAGCTCTTGAGGGCGTAAAAGACCTGTTTGCCATTGAGCGTGAGAAACTCGAACGGCTTGGTAAGCGGGTTGAGACCCAGCGACTCGCAGACGCGGTTGTAGTAGGCGATCTTCTCGGCTGGCGTGAGCCTGGCGATGTTGCCGCTCAGGAGAACCTCCTGCACGGTCGCCGCATCAGGCATGGGCGCGGGAGCAGGAACAAGCGATGTGGTCATGGTCAGTCTCCTGTATTTCCGCAGTCGAGCGCGAAGTTTTCGAGCATCCGCACCAGCGCGAACGGTGGGTACCCAGCGGCATGCACGTACTCAATCGCACGACGTGCGAAGTACCCGCGTGCGCCGCACTCGCGGTAGTGCTGCGCGATTCCGTCAGGGTCCTTGTCGCGGCCTTGCAGGATGCCGAGCTGCCGCTTGTCCTCGTCGGTAAGATCCATGATGATCATACCGCCCGCATCCAGTCGCCGATACGGTCCAGCGCGTCCGCAATGGTCAGCACTCCGGTGTAGCTCTCGACGACATGCCCATCGCGAAGCCGCTCGATCGACCAATAGCCGGCGTGCTTCGTGACGTGCAATCCGACGGTGCCGACCGCGTGGTCGGCCTTGAACGCGCCGGTCAGGTCGATTTCGCGGGCGTTCACGACCACGCCGCCTTTCGGCACAGCGCCTCGACGAGCAGGCACTCGACTTCCTCGACGGTGAGCAACTTGACGGCGGTACGGTTGTCGACGCGCAGCCAGGAACCGATCAGCCTCACGTAGTTGCGCATGTCAGCACGAGCACGAGAAGAAGTTTTCACGCTTGTCCTCGGGGACCTCATCGCCGGTGTATGCGGCGTATTGTTCCCAGAACTCCTCGCTCGTAGACACGCCCTCCAGTGTGCCGCCGCGGACCATGTAATCGCCGTATTTCAGAAATACGGCAGCCGACTCAACAAGGTCCCTGAACCCGACATCGAGCTTGTCCGCGTACCATCGCAGCCACTTCTCTGCTGATGCCTTTTCGCTCGCGTCCTCGACGGGTGAACTGACATCAGGGAACGCAGGGTGTGTCCAGACGTGGCGCAAGCTGTGGACCTGGCGCGGGTACATCACGAACCAGAACCGATCGCCCTTGGTGACGACGCCAGGGAGGAACGGATCGACAATCCCGAGCCCCTGCCCGTCCTCGGTTCCTGTCGCAATGCCGTTGCTTACGGTGACGTGCTCCCCAGGACTCAGCGCCTCGCCGGCAATCACAGGCTCCACGGCCAGGTGGATGGCGTCGCGCTTCTCCTCGGGGCCGATGATCATACCGAGCGTCATCAGCGCATCGGTCGCCACTGTCCTCTTGTCTCCGTCTCCTGCCTTGCTCATCACTCCATCCCTTCCGCGGCCACCGGCCGCTCAACCTTGGTAGGCGCCTCGAACTCGTCGACTGGCGCTGACTCGAATCGGACGATGGCGGCGATCAGCGCCGAGACTGACTCGGTAGGCTCGGATACCAACGGAGCGAGTTTGGTCACCATGTGGCTTCCTCCGCGATGTCGGCGCTAACGTCATGATCGTGAAACTCTCCGCAGTGCGGGCATACAGAATCGCGTGAGAACTCCAGGCACTCGCACTTGCTGCACGGGCCGTCCTCGGTGTCGTGTCGGCTCAGGCCGTGGCCGCATTCGCATTTCGTCATGCATCGGTTATAGCTCATCCGTGACAACCGATGCAAGAGGTTCGTGCAAGAAAATGCATCGACCCGGCACCGCCCTATCGCGTCGCGGACTTGCGAGACTTCCGGAGACGCTCGATGGCAGGCAGGACCCGCCCGGGGATGCCCCTGCCCTTCAGATTCCAGGCGCGAACCGTCGGATACGGCTCCTTCAGGGCATCAGCCAGGTCGCTCAGGCTCGGATAGCCAAGCTCGGCGGCGATGCGCGACGCTGCGCCCTCGTTCGCGACGGGCCCCGGATGTTTTGTTGCGGTTTCGGTTGACGGCATAGGGGCAACCGTGACATAACCGTTGTCGGTAGTCAATGGCCCCATCGCCCGAATCGCCTCGATCGTGTCGGCCGCGCCGCGGAGCTGACGTGCGCGGGCCAGCTTGTCGGCGGCTTCTCGCTCGAACCTGTCGGCCAGGGCGCGCATCGCTGTCGGCGTCATCGTCTCGGGCTGCTTCGGGTCGCTCACGGGGAAACCGTATCCGATGAAGGGACGAACATGAACGAAATTCTATGTGGACGCGCGACAGCGAGCCATCGTGGGTCTAGTCATGCCTGAATGGGATGAGGTCGTGAGGGCGATCAGGATGGCCGGAGAGGAAGGTCAGTCAAAGGCAAGGCGCGACATCCGTCGTGTTGTCGCGCCGTATCTGCGAACGTTACGCGGCCTCTGTCTAGCGTGGGCAGGGACAGGTGGCGACAACTGCACTGCGTGCGTGGCGAGGCGAGCCATCGACGCGGCCACACGCGTGTCGAGGAAGACGAAGCCATGAACATTTCACGCATACGCCCGCTGGAGCTCGCCGTCATCGTGTGCGGCGCGTGGGGACTGCTGGCCGGGCCGGTGAGCCTGGTCGTCTGGCTGATGGGAGGGAAGTGATATGAACCGCCCCGTCGATTTCGAGGCCGCGATTCTCGAACAGCAGGAATACGAAAGTGGAGAGTGCGGCGGTGTATACCCCGGGATCGAGAAATTTGATCCGTACGGCCCGCAATGCGAGGAGTGCTGCTATTCCGGCGGTCAGCACTCGATCGGGTGCATTCGGCGGATGGCTGCGACAGGCGCTTGCTCGTGCATCGAAAGCGGAAGCCAGCCATGAGCGCGCCGAGCAAGGAGGAGATTGCGGCAGTGGTCGCGCAGGTGCGGCGAATCGTAAGCGGCTGCAAGATCGACTACTTCAGGCGGTCGTATCCGGTGCTGGTCGCCCTCGCCGACGAAAACGAGCGGCTGCTGACCGATCTACGCGAGGAGGTCGAGACCAACGTCGAACTGCGTGCCAAGTTGGACAGCGTGCGCGACGAAAACGAGCGGCTGGCGAACGAGCTGAAGGCGGCGCAACTCGACTGGGACAGGCTTGCCCTGGAAAACGAGCGGCTGCGAGCGGAGAACGAAATAGCCGGAACGGCCGCTGACATGGGCAGGAATACCATGGCGGCGCAGTCCGACGAAATCGGAAGGCTGCGAGCGGAGCGCGCCGAGTGCATCGCGTTGCTGGAGGATGCGAAGCCGAACGAATACGGCGAGCAGCACGCGGCTGAGTGGCGACGCAAGAGAAGCGCCCTGGTCGCGAAGCTGCGAGGCCAGTCGTGAGCTTCTACATCGAACTGGCTCGTCAAATCGATCGCGCTGACGAAGTACTCCGCGATCATGTATCAGACTGTCCTGTCTTTACCGGAGGCGACGGCAACTGCGCCGAGTGTGACCGGCTGTTCGAGAAGGTCGACAGGTTGAGACGCGAGCGGTCCGAGGGGCCAGAATGGGAGCGTGACGAATGACCGCCGACAATCCCGAGGCGGACGACTGCGTGTCCTGCAGCGAAAGGGTGCCTCGCGGCGAGTGCCAGAAAAGCAAGCGCGACTGCGGGCACCACTGCAACCACTCATGGACGCACGACGGATGCTGCTGGTGCGGAAAGGGGTTCGGCGATGACGAATAAGCGATGCAAAGACTGGTGCGACACCTTCGCGTCAGTGTATCCAGTGAAATCGTACTGCTCCGACGAATGCAAGTCGGCCGGCAGGTCGGTCAATGAGAAGGACAAGCCCGAGGCGGGGCGGACGTGCTGTGACCTGCACCGAATGACCGGCAAGGACGACAACCGATGTCTGTGGATACTGCCGAACGGCGATGCGACAGACGTAAACCCGGCCGCACGCCCTGAGCCAGCCGGTCTATATCGCAAGTTCACCGTCGAGCGGACGAACGGTTCTTCTGGTCCGGGCGGAAAGCACGAACACTGCGACTACTTCGTATTGGACTGGATGCACGACAAGTTCGCGGTTCCCGCTGCGCTGGCGTATGCCAAGGCGTGCGAGGCCGAATATCCCGAGTTGGCCAGAGACCTTCGCGAACGCGCCGGGATGGCGGTCGCGCATGCTGAACCAGCGCGGAAAGTCCCGATGAACCCGGCCCCGCGCCCCGTCGAGCAGGTTCACTCGTCGAACTGCCCTGAGGGTTACGCAGGTCAGGCGCACGACGGGAAGGAGTGCTGCGAGCCTGCCGAGCCGACGCCGCGAGCGCCCCGCCCCGTCGAGCGCTGCTCGTGCGCGGAGGCGACGAGGTACAAGACGGCGCTGGAATTGCTGGAGCGATACATGAGGATGGACTTGCTCCATTCGGCAGGCGACACGGCTTTTGATGCCATCGCCAACGAGTTGGTGGAGGTTGCGGGACTCGGCGATTCTCCAACGCGATACGAAAGGCTCGAACGCATCGCCCGGCGCGCCTTGGTGCTCGGAGGGGAGAACGACAATGAGTGACGCCGCGCCGATTACCATGCGCATCCCATGCCCGGCCTGCGGCGAGCTCCACATCGACGAGGGCGAGTTCGCGACCAAGCCTCACCACACCCATTCGTGCCAGCATTGCGGCTTGACGTGGAGGCCGGCGGTGGTGCCAACGGTGGGCGTGCGGTTCCTTCCTGGGTTTAAGAACGCGCCGACAGCGGCGCCCGCCGATGCCGAGCCTATCCCGCCGGGGTACAAGTTGGCGCCGGGGTGGAGCACGGTGGTTCCGCCCGCTGCGATGGGCGGGCCGCTTGCTTGTATCACTGAGAGGTGCTACGCCGACGCTGTTTTCTACGGAAGGAACGGCGCCTGCGCGGCCCACGCCGTCGAGAAGGGCGCGCTCATTAAGGTCGAGCCGCCTGCCGAGCCATATCCGTGCGCGTGCCCCAAGAACGGCCGGCACGGAAAGTGCCCCAACACGGCGGCAAGTTCAGGCGGCCTGTTCTGCGCCGTCTGTCGACCGAGTAGCTGCAAGTACGGACACGGCGTCGACTGCGAGCCCGCCGAGCAACCTGCGAGCGCGTCTGATGAGGCGGAGGTCGACTGGAAGCGTTTCGTGCCGACCGACGAAATCCCCAGGGACGACAGCATGCTGACACACGGCGCGATGGTGCCCGGGGACATCTTCGCTTCATGGGCGGAGACCAACAGGGATCACGGGACTGTGCGTGTTTTCGTACGTCCACACATCGCGCGGCACTTAGCAGGGAACCCTCACTACTGGACCGCCACGAGGTGCAGAATCATCCGCCACGCCGACGGACGGTGGGCCGACGGGTACGGTCCTAACGGACCCATCGAGACGCCCGCGCCGGCCCAGGGCGCACCCGCCGAGCCGCTGAGCGTGAGGATGCAGGCGGCGAGAGATTCCGCTGTATTCGAGCGCGCGAATGCCGAAATGCGACGGCTGCTGAACTACTTCATCGGCGAGGTGATGACGCTCGAAGCGCGACTTTCTTCCGAGCGCGAACGGTGCGCTGGAATTGCCGAGTGGTGGCTGATGGGAAAAGGAAAACAGGGGGAACTCTCCGACGCCATCCGCGACGGGAGGCCGGCGCCGAAATGAGGTACTTCGTCAAGAAGACCGACACGACACATAAGGCCATCGGCGCCGCGCTCCGGTCGGTCACGCGCGTCGACGACGTGCACGAGATGGGCAAGCTGGGCTGCGACTTCATCGCGCGGCACATCCACACCGGGGCGCCGATCTTCATCGAGGCCAAGTCGCACAAGAAGATCAGCCACCGCAGCGAGACGAAAATCACCGACAACGAGGCGAAAATGCGCGACTTCTACCCTGACCACTGGGTGCGGTGCGAGACCGAGGAAGATGCGCTCAGGGCTGTCGGCGCGCTAGGATAGGAGGATCGAATGGGACTTCACGGCAAGGGGAAGGGCAAGCGCCGAGGACCAGGAGACGTTGGCCCGACTACGGACGTATGGGTCTGCCTCAAGTGCGGGCTGGCGTTCCCATCCGACCATCGAGAGATGGTCCTAGGCGCTGGCGGCGGTGGCACCGGGAACTTCCACTTCCACGCGCAAGGTGGAAACGGCCAGGTGACGCGCGTCGGGCGCATGTTCGCGCGCGCTGCTGAGACACTGTGCGGGCCGCGGTACAAGCGAGTAGATGCGCCGGCACTGGAACCGCCGCCTCGTCCGGACCCGCTCAGGTTACCGCTGTCAGAAATCCAGGCGCACCGAGATGCCAGCCGTGCGACTGGTAGTTCCCCAGATGCCGGCGGAGAGCGGACCAATGAGGCGGTGCTCGGCGGATACGCCTACGACAAGCGGCCCTGGTAGCGCGTCGACAAGCCGCTTGCCGCCGTCCTGCACGCCGGCCAGGAGCGCGACGGACCAGTTCGGCCGCGATTCGGTCGTGTGCGTCTCTACTGTCGCCTGATGCGCCTCGCTCTGGCGCTCTTGCGTGCCCTGCGTGTGATCCTGGCGCTTCGTCTCGGCCTGCTGGTCCTTCTCGGCGTGCGTCTCCTGCGTGACCACGGGCGAGCCGTCTGGAGCCTTCGCCCACTTCGTGACCGTCACCGTGCGCATCTGCGTCGCCACGTCGTGAACCGTCTGGACGTCGTGGACGACCTTCACAACCTCGCGGTCCTTCCACTGCGTCTCGACGCGAACGACGTCGCGGGTCTGCACGGTGCGCGTGCAGCGGCCCGCTGCGAACGAGCCGCAGAGAGCCAGGACGACGGCGCCGGCCAGAATGAGGCGGGAGCGGCTCATCGGCAGTACCTCGCGCCCACGGCCGCCCCGTCAGCGTCAGACGGCCACGGCAGCACGGCAAGGTTGTGCCCCGCCGCTGGGTCGTACAGCGTCGGCGCCTCCTGCATGATGGTGCTGCGGTCGTGAGCCAGCCCCAGGACGTGCCCGAACTCGTGGGCAGCGATGACGTAAACGCTGCGGATGTCGGACATCACTTGAAAGCGGACCTCGGCCGAGTTCGCCGAGCACCGCCATGTTCCGGCCGTTGCGCCAAGGGCTCGCTCGAGTTGGGCAGGGGCCCCGCACGCTGTACCGTCGTAGGTCGACACGACCACGCGCGCATCGGCAGCCTCACGCAGCACGTCGCAGCCAGCAGCGTGATTCCAGGCGTCGACCGCATAGTGCAGGCTGCCATCGAACACGGGGTCGATGCCGTCCCAGCGCACGGTGATGGGCACGGATGACCACGCCGGATCGGACAGCCAGTTGACTTGCTGGCGGCAACCGACCAGGGCGAGGAGGACGAGAAGTGCTCTCATTGCGGCGCCTCGTTCAGGTCGATGAACGTGAGCAGTTCGTCACGCCTCCGCGTCCGCGCGTACACCCCATCGCCATCGGCTGACCCGCCAGGGTTAGTGTTGCCCTCGATGGTGGCGCAGTTACCGCTGGCGAAGACTCCCTCCACGAAGCCAGTGTGCTTGTGTCCATTTAGGATGAAAATGCAGCCGGGCTTTGGGATGCTGGTGCCCATTCCGCGCGGCGCCTGCTCGTCGAGGGTGAACACGCCTGCCGTCAGGTGGATCGGCACTGGCGCGCCCAGCGCGGCGCATGCGCGCTTGACCATCGCCGAGACGAAGATGGCACACCACGGGTCAGCTTTCGCAGGGTCGTGACCGATGTCGCGGCAATAGCCGTCGATCTCTGGGCCACGGTTGCGGCCATGCTCGCGCACGCCGACCTGTGAGGCTGCGAGTTCAAGGACCTTTGCTGCAAGTGGCGTCATCTGTCGTCTCCATCTTTCCTCGGAGGAAACCGCCTCCGCTCGCCGTGTGGCGGCGGCAGAATCGCCGCGCGCCTGTTCGGTCCCAGGTAGAGCTCGAACTGGCCGAGGCGCAGCACCATCCCCGAAGCGCACCAGGCCCAGCCGCCGCCCGCCGAAGCGATGCACGTGTGGAACCGCAAGGCCTCGTGTGAACTGCCAGGGTATGGCGCCACAATCTGCACCGGCATGATTCGCGAACACCGCCAGCAGGCGCCGGGCTCCTCAAGCTTAGTCGGCGTCTGCTCCTCGCTGAATGGCAGCTCGTGCACGTCGTCGTACTCGAGTACGTATTCCTCGTCGGTGTCACCCACGCGCGCCCCTCGCCACGGCGTCAACAACGCAATCGTGCAGGTAGCGCCGCGTCTCCTCCGATGCCTCTGACAGCTGCTTCAGCAGCTTGTCCATCGCTACCGCCCGCTCGATGAGCGAAGAGTCCTCAGGCTCACCAAGATGCCGTTCCATTTCGACAAGAGCAGGCCCAACCGTTCCGACGATAACGCCGAGGTCTGCGAAGCCGTACCGCACTTCTCGCCGAGTCTCTGCCTGACCATCGCTTCCCGCACCCGTTGCAGCATCACTCCCGGCGAGTCGTCGTTCATCATTGGGCGCCACGCGGCTCCTGCTGGTTGATGGTGACGGGATGATCGATGCGCCCCGTAACCGTCGTCGGCGCGGAGGGAGCCGACCTAGCGAGGGCGTATTCACCCGCGATGATGCCCGACGCGATCATGTACAGCTGCTGGTCGCACACCTTGAAGATGGACGCCGCGACCGCCACCGCTGCGGCGATGGAAATGGCTGTGATATGGCGACCTTGGTCGGTCATTGGTTACGTCGGCGGGATGAACGCGTAGACTGACAGCGTCCCAGTTCCAGACGTGTTCGTGTACCGGAGTCGCAGCCACGCCCCTTGGCCGTTCGTGCTTGTCCCGAACAGTCCGTGCATAGTCTGCGACGGCGTGCCGGTGAGAGTAGGAAACGCAGGCGCCGCCGCAGCCTCGGCGACGAATGTCGCAGATGGATTCGACACCGGATCGTATTGATTGGACCCCTCTATCGCAAACGTACCGTTAGGAGTCCCGGTGGTGACGATCTCCAAGTGGAACCGGTTGCCAGAGTTGCCCATGTAGATCGGGTCAGAAACGACCACCTGCGATCCAGTGAACGCCGCAGCACTAAGCAGCGTCTGCTGCCTCGGGACAGGCGTGAACCCAACGCTTCCGAGTACCAGCATCATCCGTTGCTCCTTTCCGACGTGTCACCGATGATCGAATACCGGAATATGGTTGTGTTGTTGGCGCTGTTGGCGAATCTCACGCGAAGCTCTGGCGCTGACACCTTGACGTATGCCTTGGTGGCAGTCGTAGCCACGAGCGTGGTCTGGAAAACGTTGTCCCAGTTCGAGCCGCCGTCATTGGACTCGTCGACAGTGACACCGTTGGCCGCGCTCGCGTGCGAGGAATAGAGGTTCAGGATCAGCATCTTGAACCTGGCTCCCTTGCCTTCGGCTGCGCGCAGGTTGCTCTGGTACAGGACAAGCGTCACGCCTGTCGCCGGGAGTGTCGTATCGACGCCGTTGACCTTCGCGCCGGTCTTCGCCAGGACTTCGTACCCGTCGAGTTTGCCTACCATCGTCGTCTCCTATCGTCCGAGCGCCTCTGCGCGCCGCTTCTCGAGTTCACGTTGCGCGGCGAGCGCCGCAAGGATTTGGTTCACTTCTCCGGACTGCGCGACGCCGCCGATAGCCTGCGCGCCGCCGGCTGGCCTGTAGAGCAAGCGCCCGGTGACGGCATCGAGGTTGTGCCCGATGAGATCAAGGTACTTCTTGAACACCGTCGGGTGTTCCGACATCTGGATCAGGTTGTGTGTCTTCCCAGGGTCCAGGCCGAATTCCAGCTTGCCCTTCGCGCGAACGAGGTCGGGAAGGTCGACCTGGCGGGCGAACTCCGGGTGACGCTCCATGAACGCCGCGATGGCCTCAGGGTCCGACATGGCCCCAGCCGCCTCGGAGTCGTTGTTGCGGTTGCGGAGAATCTGCGCGACGCGGCGGTCCTCGACGGCGACGTTCTTGCCCGGCTTCGCCTTCAGGCCGATGGCTTCGCGGTCCGTGCCAAGCTCGCGCATGCCCTTCGAGTAGATGGCGTTGGCCTCGCCGTACGGGCCCTCGTCAACCAGTTCGCGCGCCGTCTTGGCGATGTCCTTGAACGCGCGGTCCTTGATGCTGCCCTGCCCGGGGCCCGTTGGGATGCCGTAGTCGGCCATCTGCTGCAAGCGGCGCCGCGTCTTGTCCAGCCACTTTTCGGTCACCATGACTTGGCCGTCAGGTGCGCGCATGGCGTCCAGGTCGTCAAGTTCGGTCTTCAGAACGCCGCGGATGTGCCGGGGCGTCTCGGGGTCGTACAGGCGGTCGGCGATCTTTCCGCGCAGAGCGCTTGCGTCGCGCAGCTGCTCGGCAGCTGGCAGACGCGCTGACTGCTCGGCCGCCGTGTCGACGACGTCGATCCCGGGCAGGCCGCGCTCTGCGATGCGCTGGCGGACGCCTGCGAGGTCACCATGGTACACGTCGGCGTTCGTCTCGCGTGGCAGCGGCGTGGTCGCTTCAGCTTCGACGGCCGCTGGTACCGCACCGCCTGGCTCGGCTTCGACGCGGGAGATTGCTTCGCGGTACGGCCGCGCCGTACGCTCCTCGAACTGGTCGGTCAAGCCCTTGCGAATGTTACGTGCGCCGCGGATGCTTGCGCGGCCGACGTTGGCACGCGACGGTTCCAGCCCGGCGATTTCCTCGACACCGGACCCGCTATCGAGCGGGCCGACGTTGCCACCGTGTTTCTCCCAGAGCGCCCGCGCCTGTCCGCCTTCGCTGCCGCGGATGCGATTGCCGATACCCTTGGCCACGCGACCGGCGGCGGGGATGGTGGCGCCGATGAGCGCGTTCTTGCCGATGTCTTCGAGGTCGCCGCCCGTAACGGCAGTCTGCGTCGCCGAGTTGACCGCGCCTGCAAGAATCGGCCGAGTCGCGCCGCCGACCAGCGAGCCGGCACCAGCCCCGAGAACGCCGGCAAGCACCATCGTGGCGAGCGGGTCGTTAGCATATACGTCCTCGTCACGCCGCCGCTGTTCAGGCGTACGTCCGGCCACGACGCGATCGGTGTGGATGACAGAGTCGACCGCCTGTTCTGGCGTCATGTCCTTGTCGCGAGCCATCAGCGCCGCGTATTCGCCCGCCCGCGACGGGAGCTTGGCGGCCTCGGCGGCGTAGTTCGTCGGCTTGTAGGGCGAGCCTTCGCCCGAGTTGCGCCGCTCCTTGACCTTGGCCACGAGCTCGTCATCGGAGTAGCCAGCCGCGCGGCCAGCCTCCATGAACTTCCGCTCGGCGGCCGAAAGCGCCACTAGAGCCCGTGCTCCTCTGCCAGGTCGTCCAGTGACGGCCGGTGGCGAGCGTCGATGATGGGGTTTGACTTGCGCGCGGGCTTATTATCTTCTCGGCGCCTAGGCGCCGATTCAAGTTGACGCGTCGCCGATCCTCCAAGGCGAGCCTGGTCCTCGAAGTATTTGCGGGCAGCCCTTCCGCCGCCAGGGCTCTTCGGCCCGAACTGGTTGTAAAAGTTCGTCCACTCGCCCTCATTGATCGCGCTGCCGGACTGCCCTCGGCCGGTAGACTCCATGAATCTCCTTACGTTGGCGAAGTAGTTCGCCGCGGCGGGATCCATCCCGTCGAATTCGCTTTGCTTGAGCAGGCCTGCGCGCTGACCGATCCCTGCGCCAACTGCGCCGATTGCGCCTGACTCTGCCATCTTCCGCGCCGTATAAACGGACCGCTGGTTGTCAATCCACGTCTGCACGTCTTTGTCGTTCGGCTCGTAACCAGACGCGGCGATGTCATCAAGGGCGCGCAGGCCTACCTGAGCCTGCCGCGCATCCGTGATCTGCTTCTCGTTCGGTTGGACCTGCGTTCTCACGGCACCGACGGTTTTGGTCGGAGCGACGCTTCCGGCGTCATGGGCGACGCGGTACGCGCCTGGGATGTCGCCAGGGTTCTCAATCAGGTGCTGCGACACTGCCTCCCCGACCGCGGGGTTGTCGTCGCCGGCCTGCGCTCTCCGCGCCACCGCATTGGCCATGGCGGCGCGGTACATCATCTGGTGCCACTCGTCTTGCTTGCCGACGGTCGGCTTGTACTGCGCGTCTCGGTTGTCGGTCGCCATCTGCTTGCGGTAGTCGGCGACGGCCTTGGCGATCTCGCTGCCAGGCATGCCTGCCTTGACCATCGCTTCGACGACGGGTCGGAAGTCCTGGTCCACTGCGCCTGTCAGCGGGGACAGCTTCTCCTGCTGCTGCCGCAACGCCTCGGCACGAGCGGCCTGTGCGGCGTTCGGGTCGATGCTGACCGGTCCGATGGGCGACGTGCCGGTGTACGTCGGCGAGCGCCGGGAGGCGTCTGCAAGCTTTGCACGGTAGTCGTTCTGCTCGGCGTTCTGCTGAGTCTGTAGCTGCTGGTTTTGCGCCACGACCGACGGGTCGTTAGCCTGTTCGAATCGCTTCCGCTCGGCCTCGGCCTGGCCGGCAAGGTCAATCACCTCGTCGGCGCGCTTCTCGGGCTGGTCAGGCGGCGTACGGGCGCTGAGAATGGCAGCCTGCTGCGCGATCTCAGGCGTTGCGCGGGGGCCGTACTCAAGCTGAGTCGGTCCGATATCACGCTTCTCGGGCGCCGTCGGCATCTGCGGCTGCTGCGCCGATAGGTTGATGCCGTACGCACGGGCGAGCGACATGCCCGACTCGGGGTCGTAGTCGGCACTACCAGGCGTCAGCATGGATTTGATCTTCGGGATGGCGTTCGCGACGTCCATGCCCTGCTGGCGGTCTTCGAGTTTTTGTGTGTGGCGGATCTGCTCGTCGAGGCGCGCGTTCTCGCGGTCGGCCGACTGCTGTCGCAGAAGCAATTCCGCGCGCCTGGCTTCTTGCTCTTTCTTCGCTTGCCGTGCGTGCATCAGCGGCGCAAACACGTCCGACATATCTACTGGCGTTGGCATGATGTACTGAAATGCCATGGCCTACTTGCCTCCCCACAGACTGCTGATAATCCCCAGCACGTTCTTGCTCCCCTGCTGAGTCTGATTCGCGGCTGCCGCGGCAGCGCCAGTGCCAGCCGTCGCCGATCCAGTCCCTGCCTCGACCGCCTGCTGGCCGCCCTGGCCGTAGAACCCGCTGTAGAGGCCAGCTTGCAGTGCCGAAGACTGAAAAAGCTGGTTCAGTTCGTTGTCGATGCGCGTCTGACCGGCGCTCTGGGCGCCGCCTGCGTTCTGGAAGTAGCTGTTCAGCCAGTTGAGCCCAGTCGAGTCGACCTGACCGGCCAGCTGCCCCTGCAGCCCTAGCCGCGCCAGCGCCTGCGAATCGACCTGATTCGCGCCGGACATGGCCGCGTTGTAGCGGTTGAGCCCCTGCGAATCGACGTTGCCAGCCATGCTGTTGAGCAGGCCATAGTTGTTGTAGATGGACTGGTCGACCTGGCCGGCGCCGGTCATGGCGGAGTTGAACCGGTTCAGGCTCTGCGTGTCCTGCTGCCCGGACAGCGTGCCGAGCATGCCGATGTTGCCAAGCGTAGTCTGGTCGGACTGGCCGGCGAGGTTCGACAGCCCGGCGAGGCCTGCCAGGCGCTGCGAGTCGGACTGGCCGGCGAGGTTCCCGAGCATTCCGACGCGCGCCAGTCCGGTCTGGTCGGCAGCGCCAGCCGCGCCGAGGCCCGAGTTTAGGTAGTCGAGGGCAGAGGCCGAAGCCGCTCCAGCAAGGCTCGACTGCCCTGCCAGGCGCCCAAGCGTAGACTGGTCAGCGAGGCCGGCCATGTTCGTGATCCCTGACAGCCGCTGCATGTTCGCCGTGTCGGCCTGTCCCGTAGCCGACAGCCCCAGCTGCGCGCCCTGCATGCGGTCGCCAAACATGTTCTGATAAAGCGACTGGAGCGCGTTGCCCTGCGCCAGGCGCTCGGTGGAGGCTTGACCGGCGACGTTAGCTCCGAGTCCTAGCCGAGCCAGTGCCGCCTGCTGAGCGGAGCCCTGAAGCTGGCCTTCTTGCTGATACTGCTGCGCCCGCAGGTTCGCAGACCCGAGCGCCTGAGCCGCCAATGACCCGCCCGCCCCATACGCACCGCGAGCTGCCGCCGCCTGGTCGATGCTGTCGGACTGCTGCTTTTGCAGCATGTCGTAATAGGGATTGGTCCGATTGAGGTCGTCGGCCGCGAACTTCTCGAGCGCGCCAGGCGTGGACAGCTGCGAACCGTTCGCCCCCAAGAAGCCTTGGGTGTAGTTCGCGCCGTTGTACGCGTTCTGGATGCCGGGCGCGTTCACCGATAGCTCCGACGGCGCATTGGCCTGTGCCATCGCGTTGCCTAGGTTGTTCTGCGAATAGGTCGACGGGCCGTACAGGTCCAGCGCGTGCGCCCCGAGTTGCTCACCTACGAGCGGAGCGCCGTACGGGTTGGACGCCGATAGGTTGCCGATCGCCGTGGGAGCGCCGTATGCGCCACCGTTCTGGGCGTAGTATTGCTGCGTCGCCGACGGACCCGACAGACTCCCGCCGACAGCGTTGAGCACCTGCGACGACGCTGACGGCTGGAGATACTGCGAACCGATGGTGTCGTAAAGCTGTCGAGAGTCGCTCGGGCCGCTGAGCGTGCCGCCTGCGAGATTCAGCGCCTGAGACGTGGCGGTCGGCTGCGACAGCATGCCGGCGAGGGAGCCGTAGACGTTCTGGCTGGTCGTCGGGCCGGACAGAGCGCTGCCGGCTGCATTGAAGACCGAGCCGGATGCGGTGGGCTGGCTGAGGTAGCCGGAGTAGGCGCCGTATGCCTGCGACGACGTAGACGGCTGGCCGAGCGCGCCCGCGGCGGATCCGTAGAATTGCGACGTAGCGGTCGGCTGCTGGTACTGTGACCCGTATTGCCCGAACGCGTCTTCTAGGTACGGCGTCGGCGTCATGCCCCATGATCCTGCGGTCGCGCCAGGGTATTGCGTCGGCGCGGCTGACTGCTGGCCGATAATCTGGCCAGTTTGGAATCCGCTGGTGGGCAGCGTCGCCACTTAGAACCCCGCCGCCGGCTTGAGGTTGGACAGGAACGACTGCCACCCGGGAGACTGCCCGAGCATGTTCTGACGCTGGCCGTACCCGCCCGCCGGCATGCCAGACGAGCCCTGCATGCGCGGAGGGGCCTGCGAAAACCCGCCACCCTGTCCGAAGGGATTCTGGCCGCCTCCGCCGCTGCCGAGCATCGAGTTCAGCTGCTGATAGATGCCGCCTCGCTGGGGGGCCTGTCCATACGCCGTCGCCGCCGGGCTATTGCGAGACTGCGAGCCGTATGGATTCGCCCCGCCGCCAGTCGGCGTCTGTTGCTGCGACTGCTGGTACTGCTGAATCTGCTGCTGCGCGTATGGGGCTCCGATCATGCCCTGCGGGTTCAGCGGCGCCTGGTATCCGGCCGTGTTCTGCCAGCCTGGATTGCCGACTCCAGTAAGCCACCCGTCGTTCATCGCCTGAGCGCCCGTGTATCCGCTCTGCACGAACTTCTGGAACGCGGCCGACGGGTCGGATACGCCGGACGAGAAATACGGCGTTCCAGTTAGCGCGCCCATGCTTGCCGTCTGGGCGACGCGCAGGGCATTCGCCTCGTCGCTCTGGCGCTGTACTGCGGCCCTGTTCGCGGGGTCAGCCTCGTAGCTGGCCCTGGCCTTTGCGTTGTCGATCTGCGCTTGAAGGGCAATCCCGCCAAGGCCAGGAAACTGCTTCGCCCAGTCCTCGTCGGTCATCAGAAGTGACCTGGCCCTTTCCGCGTCTCAGACGCCGGTCCGGTGGAGGGAGCGATCGGAAGTGCCGCATTCGGCGGCGGATGTAGCGTCCCTGGGCGTTCCCCGAGAACGCCGCCGCTCTGTGACGGGTCGAAGTAGTTCGTCGGAACCCCGTAGATCTGCGAGAGAATGCCGTTGTAGTTGTTCATCGACCCGAGGGCCTGCTGCAACCCGGACATCTGCCTGGACCACGCCGTGTCCGAGAGTTGCTGGAGGTACTTCTGCGCCTCCTGGCCGGCCTTCTTGACATCGTCGGCGCTGTCCTTGTTGAGCAAGTCGCCAGGGTCGAAGTAGTCGGTCAGGCGTCCGGTGTCGTGGCCGGTCAGCTTATTGATCCCGTATCCGACGGGGCCGAGGTATTTGGTGTAGTCGTACCAAGACATGACTTCCTCCTACGAAATAGCCACCCAATCGGCGGCGCCTGAGCCAGCCGTGCTCGCCTTGAACCAACCGGCGGGGGAGACGGCCGTCGTATCCAGGTACTCCTGCCCGACGAACTGGGCCGACGTCGCCGGGGCGCCCGCACCGGTCAGCGGCGTCACGCGCACGACGATCTCACGGAGAGCCGCGCGGACTTCCTTGTCCGTCATGTTCTCGGTGATCGGTCGGATTTGCGCTGTCTGAGCCATCAGGCGGCCGCCTCCAGGTCGGTCACGTCATCTGCCAATTTGGCAATCGAGACCTCGTCTGTGCCAGAATAGCGCAACCAGTACCGTCTGCGCCTGAAAACTCCGCCAAAATGGCAATCGATCGATGGGTTCGTGTCATACGGCTGGCCAAGGTCGATGACACGGAACGGCGTAAACCCCTTGCCGTCGTCCTCGACTGCCACCTCGAGCTGGCCGGAAGTCGACCCGAGCGGCGTGGTCCCGCGGCGCATGACGACCCGGACGCGGGCCGAGCGCTTGCGGTTGTCGGTCCCGAAGTCCTGCCAGCCGGTGACGAGCTCGGACAGGATGGTCCCGCCGATGTCCTGGCGCGCGTCGGTGTCGAGCTGATAGAGGCCCGCTGTGGTCGAGGCGCCGACGATGTTGGCGTTCTGAGCGTCCCAGAAAGCGTGAGTAGCGACCGGCCAGGCCGTGTTAGCCGACACGCCGTCGTACAGGGCGCGTTCGCTCCACTTCTTCGCCGTGTAGTCGTACGCCCACGTCCGCCCCTCCGTCGGGAACACCCACACGAGGCACCCGTTACGGTCGGTGTCCTCACGGTACCCGAAGGCGTCCGAGACGGTACCAAGGTCGCGCAGGTCGCGCTGGATGGCGTCGCCCACGGAATCGTACGAGCGCCCATCGCTCTTGATGAGCCGCCGCTTATCGTCCAGCCAGAAGTAGTAGTTGTCGAAGCGGACGATCGAGTACGGCGCAGAGCACCCGACATTGATCGTGTTGATGCGCTGGTAAGGTGTCAGCGGGTCCGTGGACAGCCCGTGAATCTCAGTCGTAGACGAGCCGAACAGGCCCAACTCCGCGGTGTTCTCGGCGATAGCACGGAGATTGTCTGGGCGGGCCTCGGCCGTGATGAAATTGAGGGCCGGCCACGACGTGTCGTTGCCCTCTCCCAGGTCGCTGTAGCGATATCGCCCGGGGTTGGCCAGGTCGATGGCGATGAGACGCTGACCAAGGTTGACGATGTGGGTCGTGCTCGGAGACGATCCGCCAAGGCGCGCCGTCAGCCCCACCCCAGTCCACTTCTGGATCTGAAGGCCGCCCGCGATGTACAAGAACGACGGCGACTCCGCGAAGACTGGCCGCGCGGTGCCGGCTAGCTTCGTCGCTGCCGTCGCGTCGCTAAGAGCTTGCCACAGCGTAGGCGTGGCGTCAGGAAGCGCATAGATCATGCGGTCCGAGTCGACGCCGATGACCCACGTCTTCCAGCGGTACAGGCCGATAAGCGGCGCCGTGCCGAGCCCGGTCGTCGGATACGATACAAGCGCCGGGCGAACGCGCTGGACACCGGCGACGTCAGGAAGCCAGTTGACCAACTTCGACGTCGCAGGCGACATGTCGTCGGCCGTCGAGACGAGCCCTGCGGATATGTCGACGGGCGCCAGCATCAAATCGCCGCCGTCGCCCTCGCGCACACCTCGCGCACCACGGAAGAGACCGGGTCGTATTCGAATGTGCAGGCGGTGTAGTTGCCGGTGGCTGGAGCAGGCGCAGCACCGCCGATCAGCTTGTACTGGGCATTGAAAGCCCACGTCACGGCTCCGCCCGAGTTATTTACGCAATAGAGCACCCACCTACAGCCGAATCCAGTCGCCGCGATGGCATTCATGGTGACGGTGATTCCTCCGGCAGTCGCCTCCACGCGGACAGAGTTGACTCCGGTAATAGGCAGCGGCGTCACGGATCCATTGGCCGACAGCGAGTACGCAACCGGAGCGGTGGACAGCGTGCGCGAGTCGAGAATATCGGGGGCGATGCCTTGGTTTGGCCCGGTGAACGCGCTGGCATTAGCGGCGATGTTGATGCCGTGTCCAGTGGCGCCACCGGCGATATAGCTGTTTCCCGCTATCACCGTGCCTGTCGAGTTCGTAAGCTTTATGCCGCAGGCCGCCGAAGTGAGTGATGCGTCTATGTAGTTGCCAGTTATCGTGTGGACGCCGCCGGGGCCTGCCGAGATGATCCCAGCACCAGACGACCCGGCGCGCTCAATCGTGCACCCTGAGATGAGCACTCCGATTGCCCCGCTGAGACTGACGGCGCTGCTGGATGCATCGGCGTTGTTGCCGCGTATGGTCGAATTGTTGATGAACGAGTAGCTTCCGCCCGTCAGGCTGACGCCAAGTCGGAACATCGGGCCGTCAACGGTGACATTGTCAACGGCCAGGCACTGACCGACGATCGCGGTCCCAGTTGTCGTCGATGAATGGTTGATCTTTAACCGCGAGACAATGTGGTTGACGGCGATGAACCCGCCGGTCGTGGTGAAGTTGAGGACGCCAGCGGTCGCATTGGTCTGTCGCAGGATTGACTTGACGCCAGCCCCGAGGATGTTCACGCCGGTCGTGCCAATCGTCAGCGCAGACGAGAGCTGGTACGTGCCGGCCGGGATGAAGACGATCCCCCCGCCCTGGGTTGATACGCGCGTGATCGTCGCCTGGATTGCCGCAGTGTCATCGGTAACGCCGTCGCCAACGGCACCGTAGTTTTTCACGCTGACAAGCATCTCGGTGAGCACTTCGCCTGGGTTGCGCTCGTTCGCGTCAGAAAACGCTTTGTACGTCCAAAAGCCAGCTGACCCGCCGAACGCAGTCGACCACCCATCCAGCAGCGTTTGCAGACGCGTTTCTGCGCCGCCGTTCACTGCCGCCGACTGGATGTACTCGGCCTCGGCGCGGTTCGTGTTGACGTTGCCATCAAACAGCGTCGTGACATCGAGGCTGTCCTTCACGATGAGCCGCGTCGGCTGCTGCGTATACGCCGTGCCAGTGCCACCTGCCGTCAGAATGAGCGGCGGCGTAATGGCAGTTGCGCCTGCGCTATCGGCGTAGACCGTGACAGGAGTGAGCGTGCCAGGCTGGTAGAACCGGCAACGCCCGGAAGCGGCAGGTGTACCGTCGCTCTTGGCGACGCCAGCGGCGAGCATCTGGATCAGCGAGACTGTCGCGGCCATTATCCAGCTCCTCCACCGGACGAGTAGCCACCCCACGGAGACAGCGTCAGGTTGCCGCGCTCGCCATCGTTGTTAACCAGGTTTGACAGCTCCTGCTCGTACAATGGTTGAAACGCCTGGATCAGCCCGGTCTGCATGAACTTCGGCGCAAGTTCGACGGTCAGCGCGTAGACGAGGCAGTTGGACCACTCAGACGGAAAGTCCGGCGTCTCGGCTCCCGTCGTGAAATCAGCCGCGCGCGTGTATGCGACGTACTCGAGCGTGTCGCCAGATTGGTCAGGAACCGGCCACAGCTTCAGCGTCGCGCCTGATAGCGTCTGCTCGAAAAAGAACTGCCGCGCCGGACCAGCCGTCGTCCGGTCGGCCAGCGTCATGTAGTCCATGCGCGACATGGCCAGGACCTGCATGCCGGCCGTCTCGCCGCTCCGCGTATACCGTGCCGGGTCGTCGACCAGCAGCACGTCTGACGCTAGCGTCACCGTGTCTACGCCTACCGTCATGGTCGCCGTGCGGCGTACCGTGCGCCACAGCCGCTTTCCAGTCGTGTCGATGCGCTTGACGATGCGGTTCAGCGCGCGGGCGCCTACCTCGAACAGCGGCGAGTTCGTGTTGTCGCGCGCGGCTCCCGGCGCGATGGCGCCGCAGTTTTCCAGGGCGCTAGAAATAATATCGTCACGCGAGTCCGCAAAGCTCGTCGTTGCGCCGATGGTCATGTGGTTGCGAACCCCGCGTTTTGGTTTGTCGACCAGAATGGTAGGTCGGCATAGTCCTTCGTGGCTCCGACGATGAGTAGCGGGTGAGCGAGCGAGGTGGTCGCGTCGAACGAGCTGGCAGCGTTAGGCGAGTTGATCGAGCAGCCAGTGTCACGCACATCGGCGATTACGCTCGTATTGCTTGCCCCGTGGATCGCGTCGATGGTTACTGACGACACGTTGTGGACCTGGATAGCCGTTACGGAGCAGTCGTATACGTAGACGATGCCTAGCCGGCCCATGCTTCCGTGGGTGACTGAGAATTGTCCCGTCTTCGCCACGACGTTTATCTGACCGTTCATGTCGCCGGTCCAGCTGAAGAACTGGAACGAGGACGCCGGGACGATGGACCTGTTCAGTGTGTTCGTGAGCTGCCCGGACATCGATCCGCCGGCCACGAAGATGCCACCGCGGACCGTGTTGGTACCCGCGAGCGTCTGCGCGCTGAATGTTGAGAATGCCCGCCACCCGCAGAATCGGTACTCGTTGGCGCCGCCCACTACGCCCTGCATGTCGAGGTAGAAGAAGTAGCACCCGACGAAGTTCGGGACTGACGCGGGCGGCGTCACGCGCGGGAACTTCGGCAGCGACAGGACCTCGTAGGCGTCGCCGTTCGCGAACGAGACCGCGGCGGTGCCGGTCGACAGGTACGATTGCGAGTACCCGTTCGACGGCGACGTCTGTGCAGTCTTTGCGACGTTCTCATAGGCCATGCAAGCGTGCTTCGAGCCGTCAGTCTTGCGGATGATGCGAGTCCCCGATGACGTCGACAGGCACCCTGACGCAGACCAAGACGTCGGCAGCGAAGAGTCCGCCACCGTCCACGGTGCATCGGTCGCGCCGGTCAACGTCCCCGACCTGACGACGGTCGGAACGCCGATGATGACGAGACAATAGTTGGTCGCAGGCGTCAGCGCCGTCTGATTGGCCGCCGTGATTCCAGACAGGTCGAGTGAGTAGCGCGTGGTGTCGCTAAGCCATCGCACCGTCGTCGCCTGCTGGAGCACGCACCGGCCCATACGGCGAGCGAATTCGTCACCTGTCAACAGCGGGTGGGTGTCGTCCGCACCCGTGTTCTCGTCGCTCGCGCGACCTGTCGAGTTGCTCTCGTCTATGCTCCACGTCGCCTGGGTCTGCCACTTGCGCGACGGGATCATCATTCGGACCCACTGCCCGAGGCCATCTGACGATGAGTACACCGTGCCGTCGGAAGGCGTGAGCGTTCCGCCGGCAACATAACGGTAGAAGTCGTCATGGGTCGCCACGTAAACCGTGTTAGCGACGGGCGCGACGAATGACGACGTCGACAGTGCACGCATCGCGCTCACGTTGGCTACTGAAAGGCTCACGGGAACCCCATGTCGTCGTCAGTTGCTACGCCCGGTTCGAACTGCGACGCCACGCCGACCGCCACGTCCGGCTCCGGTCGCCGACGTCGGTACGCTGCGATCTCCTGGTCGTATTCGAAGGCCGATTTCTCCATGCAGGAGTCCGTGCATCGATACAGGCGGTCGGCGCAGTAGCGCAGCTGCGACGGGAACAGCCGCCGCCGCCCACAAACAGAGCAGGCAGACAGCACCTCGCCGTTGACGAAGTCTGTCTGCCTGTTCAATTGGATCCTCCCTGTCGACTAGGTGGAGTCGGTCCCGACCTTGATGGCCGCTTTGCTGACCTGGCCTCCGAACACCTGACTGAGGACCAGGTTCCCAGGCGTGCTGAAGCAGGTATTACCGCCGGTCGAGATGATCCCGAGCGAGCAGAAGTTCACGAACCCAGTGGTGCTGGCGCTCGCGATAGCCGCGACGGTCGAAGCGGCCTTCTTGTTGACGAAGGTGCAGTCCTCGATCCAGACGTTCGTCGGAGCGTTCGCCAGGTTGATGACTCCGTTCGAAGTCGAGTTGACCGCCGTGTGAAACCGGCATCCGTACATGGTCAGTTTGTCGACGGCCGCCGTGGTCGTCAGGATGTCGGTCGGGTTGGTCGCGAAGGTCTCGGATACCACCTCGACGCCCAATAGCGTGTACTTCGTCGCGCCGGTCGCGACCGTGATGCCCGTGGTCGTCAGCTGAGTGGCGCTGGTAGCCGGCTTGATTTCGACGGCATCGAGGCCGCAGTCAGCCGCTGATGCCGTCAGGGCCGCGGTGACAACGGTGGCAGCCGTGCTCGAGAAGTTGAACACGCAGTTGCGGATCCAGCACCCGGCGATGTTCTGCAAGAGCGCCGAGGCAGCCGCGGTCCAGTTGAACAGCGGGCGCTGCGAGCCGTACCCGAGACCGATGATGTTCAGCCCGGTCGCAGACGTGCCAGTCAGGCCGCTGATGCTCGTGGACGCCGTGATGCTCTCGACGTGCCCCGGCAAGATGCAGATGGTGACGCCGACGCGGTTGTTGACCTTCGCCAGTCCGCCCGACGTACCGAACAGCGCCGACAGCGGCCGATCCGGGGTGGAACCGTCGCCGGCCGGGAGGCCAGAGCGGTTACCCACCCAGAGGGTCGCGCCGCCGCCCCACGCCTGCGCCGCGTACGACGCCGGGGTGACGACCCACCCGAACGAGCTGACCCCGTTCGGGTAGTTGGTGACTTTGCCTGGTGCTCCCATGTTGGTCGCTCCTTACGTCGCGTTCGAGGCGTAGACGCAGCGGAAGTTCTCGGCGCCCCACATCGCGCGGAAGAAGCAGATGAAGATCGCCTGCATCGTCAACGCCACGTTGTCGCGCTCGAAGGTCGGCCGCTCCCGCCAATCCCAGTAGAACCCGTCGTCCGCGTCGGTCTGCACGTACCAGCGCGTGGTGTTCGTCAGGTAGTCGAAGGTCATCACCTTCGTACCCTGAACGACCGACGGGTCGTTGTTCGCCGAGCCCAGCGTCTTGGCCGACTTGGACAGCTTCTCTGCGAGAACGTCGAGGGCGCTCGGCACGATGAGCTGCTTCATCATCACCGGGGCCAGCATGCCGTCGCTGCCGACAGTCGTGCGAAGCGCCGTGCGGATGTCCTCGAGCGATGCCTCGGCGAGAGCCGCCGGGACCGCCAGCGTGTTCGCCACCGTCAGTCCGTACGGCGTCAGGTGCGAAGCCGAGCAGAGCTCGACGTTGTCAGCGGTGACCGGATACGCCGAGTTGTGCGAGCGGTCGAGGAACTGCGCGAAGAGGTACTCCGGGGTCTTCTTCGCAGCTCGCCCGAGCGCCTGAGCGGGCGTCTTAAGCTGGCTGATCTTGACGTCGGTGACCGCCTCTCGGCTGATTTCCATGGCCCCTGCGAAGGTGGCGACCTGGACGCGCTTCGGAGTGCCGAGCGCGGTAGTCAGCACCTTCATCGGGCTGTTTTCGTTCTTCTGGGTCAGCTGCTGAGCGCCGGCCCAATCGCTGAACTCGCGAATCGGCTCGTCGACCTTGTTGACCTTCGCGATCTTGGAGAACTGCTCCGCGATGTCTTCCATCGAGCTGTTGAACCACTTGCGCTCGACGGGCTCGATCGCGGCGTACCATTTTGCGATGTTTTCCATGGATCAGGCTCCCGTGCTCGCCGACAGAGCCGGCTCATCGAAGGTGCAGTTGGGGGCAACGATGATGGCGACGTTCGCGGCATCGACGTCGTTCGTCGCCGAGCCGATTTCGAAGTCCTGAAGCCGCCAGGGCAGCGTTGCCGTGGTGTTCTTGCCGGTCGCCGTGATGAAGTGTCCGGAGAGACCCGTGGTGGTCGACCCCGCCGACAGCGTCATCGCGAAGTTCTGGTTGATGTCGGTCAGCGTCAGCGCAGTCGAGCAAGACGCGGTGAACATCGTGCTCACGAGGTTGTCGACGAGATAGACGTACGAAGCGTTGTCCGGAGCAATGCCGCTCGACGTGTAGAGCGTCGCCGCGGGCAGGTACTTCGCCTCGCGCCGAGTCCCTGCCGCGTCGGTGTACACGCACCCGTTCGCGCTTCCCTGCGTCGCCGTGGTTCCCGTGGTCGCCACGACATAGCTGCCGTCAGTAGCGTCAACGACCGCGTCGTACAGGAAGATCGCCGTGGTGTTGTTCGTGAGCACCCGACCGCGACGAAGAGTGACGCTTCCGCCACCTTTGACGTAGATCGGGCGAAACCCCTTCAGTGCAGTGTTCGCCATGTCACTTTCCTCCGGTCAGTTCCGAGGAAACGACCGACTTGGCGTGAGCGCCGCTCGTCGCGTCCCCCGAGTACACCTGGACCCCGTAGCGGGTCTGCTCGATCTGCTTGCGCTCGTTCGAAGCAAGGCCAGCGGCCTGCGCCTCGGTGATGCGCTCCTTCATGTGCTGCTCGCGCTCCCAGTTCTCTTTCGAGGTGCGGATGCACACGAGATCGCCGTTGGTCAGCGTCGTGTCGACCGGCTTGCCGTCGTCGGCGCGCTTCGCGCCCTGCTTCACCTCGCCGGCCTTCGCCAGCTCCCACGCGGGAGCGGTGTAGTAGCCAGCGACGGGGCTGCCGATCTCTCGGTCGCGCAGGTAGCGCTCTACGAACTGGGGCGAGCGCGGGTCTTTCGACGCCCACTGGTAGCGGAATCGCGGGTCCTGCCCGGAAAGCTCACCGGCTCTCGAACGGGCGTGGATCTCCATCCCCTCGGGGACGTCGTTTCGGCCTGGAACAACGGGGCCTGCTGACATGAAGTGGCCTTCGCCCTGTTTTCACGCCACCGATCCGGGTCAGATCGTGACGGGATTCAGTTCGAGGCCACTTCACCGGCGATTGCCGAGAAGGGATTGCGCCTACCAGGAGAGTGGACTACGAAAGTGCCAATTTGTCAACGGAGAACGCGGTCAGGATGAGATTTCGCGATTTCTGAAGCAATTTCAAGCTCAGAGAAGCCTGCCTTTTTGGCAAAATACCGTTCCTCCTGGGTCAACTCGACCCGTGGCTTGCCTTCCGGAGCCGATGAGCCACCGGCCGGGCGCGAAGTCGGCGTCCCGGCGAGTACGGCGGCGTTCGAGCGCGAGTAAGCAGCGGCCCCTGGCGCTTGGCCGCCCTTAAGCGTCGCGCGGACGTCCTCGAAGATCTGCCGCACGCGCTCGGGACCGGCGCGGAAGCCCCTCGCCTCGAGCTCCACATTCTTGGCCGCGAGCAGCTGCATTGCGGCCGGGTGCGAAGCGACCTCGGGATACGCCGCGAAGTACGGCATGAGAGCGGGCGGTACCTGATCCTGCTGCGGCGCCTGAACCTGCTGCTGGCGCGCCAGAATCGGCTGCAAGGCGCGCATAGTCGCCGCGACGGACGCCTCGCGGGTGAGCCGCTGGTATCCGCTGAAGTCCTTGCGGTCGATCGCCTCCTGCGCGCGACGCTCGATTTCCTCCGGATCGGGAAGCTGCGGCGCTGGCGGCTGGTACTGCGGCTGCGGCTGATACGCCGGCCTCTGCGCGAGCGCCTGGAGGTGGCCCGTCAGCTCGCCGATTTGGCGGTCGCGAGCGGCGAGGCCATCTTTAAGGCCAGACACCACTTCGGCCACTTCCTTCAGCCGTGTGTCGTACTTCTCTTCGATGCGGTCGCGGCGAGACTTCGGCTTCTCGAGGACGACCGGCTTCGGCGGCTCGGGCGCAGGTGGCGCAGCTTCCTCGGCTGGCTCCTTGTCGTCGGCTGCCCCGGCAAGCGCCTCGCGTGCCTCGGAATCGGTCGCGTTGTCGTCGGATGCAGAGCCTTCAAGCAGTGACATGTGTTGCTCCGTTGGTTGCGGTTGAGTCGGTCACGTAAATTTCGCCCTTGCGGATGATTCGGTGGCAAGTCTTTCCGTCCTCGGTGCGTCCGATGACCACGCACATGTCACCGGTTCGCGAGCGGGCGGCCTTGTCGACGTTCGCCATGACATCGCCAATGTTCATGATCAGCAGAGGCTCTTGAAGCCGCAAAGCCCCGCATGCATCGCAGATGTACCCGCTGCATCGATAATGCGACTTGTCGTCGCGGATCGTGCTCGGGCTGTGCCGCGACCACTCGGCGTGGGTGCAGTCCGGGTCATTGCCAGGCTTCATGATGTGGTCCCACTCTTCCCACGCTCCTGCGAACTGGCCGTACAGAACCTCGTCTCCGATCTGCTGGCCGTTGTCGTACATGATGTCCAGCGCCTTGAGCCCGGCGGCAATGATCCTGCCCTGGTGCGCTTGGTTCTGGGCGATGACCGGAATCTCAAGTCCCCCAATGGTCGTGGTCACGGGCGGGTTCGGCCTGACCATGATCCGGTCAGCCTCTGGCAGTGCGGGCAGTTCGTCACGCTTGAGCATCGTCATCCTTTCGAGATGGGCGGCGGGCGGGGTCCTTGTACGGCTCCTCTTCGAGAGCCGCGATAGCAAGAGGCGTCTTGAGCGAGCGCAAGATGTGGTCGAACGTGACCGATGAGCCGGCGCGAAGCCGAGCCGCTTCGAGTTTCCCGTCGACAGTCAGAGACAGCACGAGTTCCTTTGCGCGCTCGCGTTCCCATTCCAACCACTCGGTGAGCATCTGCACTCCAGATTGACCGCGGATCTCGGCCATCTCGGCAGGCCCTAGCTCTAACCATCGCGGCGTCATTGCGGACCTCCGATCATCGCCGGGTGCGGCATCTGCTGCGAGAGAAGCTGGTTGAACAGTTGCGCCTGTTGCTGCTGTGCCTGCCCGGTCTTTTCGATGTTCGCCGCAGTATGAAAGCGGATGTGTCGTTCGAGCATGTCGCGTCCTTGCTTATCGAGCACCTGGCCCGCCGGTCCGGCAAGCTCTCGCTGGTGGCCGGCGATGTGTTCCAGGTCGTTGTCGCTCGGGTGGACTGGATGATCCTGTCCGCGGAAGAAGCCGGCGTTCTCCTCCCAGTACGGCGCGGGGGGCGGCGGTGGAGGCGGCGGGGGGCTGGGCGGCGGAAGCAGCTTGACTAGCTTGTCGGCGCCATGCGCACGCAGCACGTCTTCGGTCACCGCGCGCATGAGAGCGTCCCGAATTTGCGGCGGCTGGCTCATCAGGTACGGGTTCTGCGAGACGGCCTGGAACACTGCCATCGTCTCTTGCAGCCGCTGGTTCTTGCTGCGCGGGTCTGCCGCCGGCATGACGTGCGCGTTCGGCGTGAACATCGCCTTGCCGATCTGAATTGACATCGGGTCGCCTTCTGGCCCGACGATATCC